TCAGGCCGCCAGCTCGGCGCTTTCTTGATGCGCCGCGCGGGTGAGCGCGAGCACGTGCGGCAGCATGATGCGTGCGACTTCGCGCATCACGGGCACGACGACGCTGTTGCCGAACTGGCGATACGCCTGGGTATCGCTGACGGGAATGCGGTATGTGTCAGGAAAGCCCATCAGTCGTGCGCATTCGCGCGGCGTCAGGCGGCGCGGGCGCTGCTTCTCTCCCTGGTACACGAGGATCTCGCTGCCGTCCTTGTGATAACGCGCCGACAGCGTGCGCGTCACGCTCTGCGGATACGCCATCCCGTAGCCGAAACCGTTGCCAGCCGCGCGATGCTTGTCCGCGTAGTTCTGCAGGTAGGTCCAGAGCTTGGGCGTCAGCGTGTATTTGGGTTGCACGTGGCGCGCGGCGTGATCGAAGAAACGGTCGCCGTCCCACGGAAGCTCGGGTTCGCTGCCGTCCGTCCGGTGCAGGATCGACGCGAGCCTCGGGCCGTTTTCGGGCAGACGCAGGTCGTCCCACGAAAACGACGTCTTGCCGCGAAAGCCGACGATGATGATCCGCTCGCGATGCTGCGGCGTGAAATGCGCGCCGTCGATCACGCGGTAATGCACCTCGTAGCCGAGTTCGTCGCGCAGGGTCTGGAGGATCACGTCGAATGTGCGCCCTTTGTCGTGCGACAGCAGGTTCTTCACGTTTTCGAGCAGAAATGCAGCGGGACGGCGCGTGGCGATGATGCGCGCCACATCGAAGAAGAGCGTGCCTTGCGTCGTGCATTCGAAACCGTGCGGACGGCCGAGCGCGTTCTTCTTGCTGACGCCCGCGATCGAAAACGGCTGGCACGGAAAGCCGCCGAGCAGGATGTCGTGTTCGGGAACGGCATCGGCGGGAAACGTGACGATGTCGCCGATCAGCGTGTGCTGTTGCGCGCCGTCGCGAAAGTTTTCGCCGAAATTCTCGCCGAAGTTTTCCCGATACGTTTTCTGCGAGAAATCGTTCCACTCGCTGGTGAACACGCATTGGCCGCCGTGCGCCTCGAAGCCCATGCGGATGCCGCCGATGCCCGCGAACAGATCGATGAAATTCACGCGCGAACCGTTGCCCGCGCGCTGATTGCCGTTGCGCGCCGTCGACGCCTGCAGCAACGCGTGCAGCGCCGGTTCGAGCATGGCGGGGCACGGCGTTTCGCCCTTTTCCCAGCGGCGCACCGTCTTGATGTCTTTGCCGACATGCGCGGCGATTTCTTTTTGTGTGAAGCGGGTGCGCGCCTGCTTCAGCAGTTCAAGCGGTGAAGCCTGGGTCACAGGAATCCTTGCTGGGTATTTTTGCGGACATTATGACCTACGAATGTCCCCAATTTGCGATCGTCAGGTGTTCTGAGGGCAAATTTTCCTGCAAGGATGGGCTGACGAGAATACGCGGCGGAGAGATGGGAAGGCAGCCCCGGCGACGCGCCAGATGAGACTGTCGCTGTGTCGCCGGGTGTTCGCGCTGCTGGCAGCAGCTTCGTGGATGGACGCGCGTCGGGTCAATGAATGTTAAATGCACACGGCGCGGCGAACCTGCGGCGGAATGGTCCGCCGCTGTCGCGTCCGGCTCGGTTTTCAGCGCTTGCGGCCTACGCGATGGCGATTCGCGTCGCGCGACGCTGCGGGCCGCGCGGTCGGCACGGGCAGCGGCGCCAGTTCCTTCGTGCACAGGTCGTCGAGCTGCAGCAGCAGGTCGTCGAGTGCGCAGAGCTGGGAATTGGTCAGATGCTCGGCTTCGAGCAGTTCGAAGAGGCGCCGGCGCCAGTAATCGGCGGGGAGAATCGCCCCACCCAGGTCGCCATGCAACGAAGGCCGCATGACGCGGGCAATGTGCGCGATGTCCTGATCGATCAGAGTCGATTTGAACGATCCCGCCGACGAAGTGAGGTAAGTGTCCATGCCCGCACTACGGCAGGCCCGGAGAAAACTTTAGGGTCGGTCCGAAAATATTTTTGCGCGGCTTGCGCTTTATCCGGCGAATATCGCGCGGCGGCGGCCGCGATGACGGCTCAATTCACGTCAGCGCGAGGGCGATGCTGCAGGTCAGCACGACGATCATCAGGCCGGCGGCGACTGCGAGGTTGTACGGGTAGGGCATCGGTCGACCTGACGTATCCAGGGAGTGACGCAATGATAAGAGGATGCCGGCTGCCCGTCCTCAGACAAATGCCGCAGTAGGTGGGAGAGCGCACACTGGCTCGCGGCGCTCACGCGGAAGTCTTGTGCGGAGGACGTCCGGCGCGTGGCGGGATGTCCTCATGTGTGGCTTTTTAGCAGCGTGGCGGCGGCACGCGCCGCTTCACGCCGGCTGATCGGGACTCGCGCTGGTCGGCTGCGCGGCGCCTTCGAGAAAGCGGCGCGTCGCTTCGAACGATTGCAGCATCTGGTCGGGCCACGGCGTCTGCAGCATGACGGCCTGGTGGTTTTCGAATGCGGAGGTCAGCAGCTTCGACAGTTCCGGCGAGTTGATGTGACGCAGCAGTACGCTGACGGCGATGGCTGTCGCCTGGCTGGCGCCTGCCGTTTGCAGTTCGGAAGTGGTGAGGGCGGCGAGTTGCTTGTTGATATCCATGAGATGTCCTTCGATGTACTGGCTGGTGGGACGCGAAATGCGTGATTTTGTCACGGGCGGGCGGCTTCGATGCGACGCGGCCGACGCGCGAATCTGCCGTCGAGCGGCGCCAGGCGGGCCCGTTCGGCTTTGACTATCAAAAAAGGGAACTGTGTTTTGGCAATTCCGATAGTTTTCTTTGCGGAGCGAGCCGGTAGACTTGTTACAAATGTTTCGCTCTGGAGTCGATCATGCTCGCTACCTTCTTTGTGCTTTGGCCGTTTGCCGCCGCGTCGCTGTTCGCGCTCGCCCGATTCTTCGATCAGCAGGACCAGCGACTGGCCAGGGTTCAGGTGGTGCGCCGGCGTTGATCGGCTGTCGAATCCCGATGACGCTGTAGCAAGCTGTAGCAAACAAAAAACCCGCAAAGCGCGAGCTGTTGCGGGTTTTTCATTTGGCGTCGTCCGTCGCCGATGTGGTCCCCCCGACAGGAATCGACGGCGAAAGTATAAAACTAAATCAACGTTTGTCAAAATCCACCAAAGCCTTTATCTACGGGGCTTCATAGGGTGGTTGCGTGGTACGGGTTCGATTCCATAGCCATCCAAAATCCATCATCTTTCATGTATCCTTTACGCCAAATTTACGCCAAGGCGGGGAAGGATGGCCACATATCGGAAGCGCGGCACAACATGGCGCGCGGAAGTCGCGAAAGCCGGGATCAGGGAATCTGCGTCGTTCGACACGAAGGCAGAAGCTGTCGCGTGGGCAACCAAGATCGAGGCGGAAATCGACGCTGGCCAGCGTCGCCCCTACTCGAAAGTGCAGAAGACCTTGGGTGACGCCATGGACGAATATCTCGACAAGATTTCGCCGGGCATGGGGAAGCACGACTGGAATGTAACGCGCATCGCGTTTTTCAAAGAGCCGGACCAGATGGGCGGGTTCATCGGCGATCTAGTCCGCAACATCAAGCCTGAGCAGATCGCCGGCTGGAAGGATGCTCGCCTGAAGGTCGTGAAGAATTCGACCGTCAACCGTGATCTGAACCTACTTTCTGCAGTGTTCGAAGCTGCGCGGAACGAGTGGAAGTGGATCCACACAAACCCGGTGCATGACGTGAAGCGCCCGAAAGATCCACCACCAAGAAGGCGTCGCGTGTCCGATGACGAGGCGCGGGTGATGACAACGGCGCTCGGTCTGACGGATGACGGCGAAATCCGCACGACGCAGCAATACACCGCGATGGCGTTCCTGATTGCCATTGAGACGGGCATGCGACAGGGGGAAATCGTCGCAACCACGCGGGCGAATCTGCACCTGTCTCAGCGCTATGTACACATTCCGAAATCGAAGAACGGGGATGCGCGCGATGTCCCGTTATCGGGTCGCGCTATGGCGCTGTTCGAACGACTGCCGCAACTGAAAGAAGAGCCGCGGTGCTTCCCGATCTCCCAGGCGAGCGTGGACGCACTGTGGCGAAAGGTGAGAGCAAAGGTAGCGAAGGAGAAGCCGGCGTTCGCGGATTTGAATTTTCACGATTCCCGCCACGAGGCGACAACGCGACTGTCTCGAAAGCTAAATGTGCTGGCGTTGGCCAAAATGATCGGTCATCGCGACATTCAGTCGCTGATGATCTACTACGACGAGACGGCCGCCGAACTGGCGGCACGCCTCGATTGAGAATTAGACGGCCTTTCTGCGCCGCCCAGGCTTCGGCGCCGGAAGCACGCCCTTGTTTGCGCGCGCCCACTCCAGTACCTCATTCGCGAACCAGCGGCGCTGCGCCTGTTTTGAGTCCACCGGGCGAAGTGCTGCCGGGAATCCGGGCCGGGTCACGACGCGAATTTCCACCGTCTGCTTGGACAGCCCCAGCCACTGGCCGATTTGTTCTGAACTCCACAGCGTTTCATCGAGGCGCGCCGGGCGCTCCATCGCCGCAACCAGCCGCTCGATCTGCTGCAGCAGCGACGGGCCGTCGATCGTGACATCACTCATTTTGCTTCTCCCTTCATCAGATCGCGCAGACTATCGGCGGGCACGCCCATCGCGCGCTTGCCGTACTTCACCAGTTTGATTCGGCCTTCCTTGCCCCAGCGGTAGACGGTCCAGCGGCTGACGCCAAGCAGTTCCATCACTTCATGGACTCTGTAGTGTTTCTGTAACATAGTCATGCGGCATCCCTCAGGCTTACCTTAAAACGGCCTTCAATGAAGGGATGGACGCACTGAGTTGAGGTGACCGCTTCGCACTCGGACATGAACCGCTTGAAGATCTGGTTTACGTCTTTGATCCAGAAGACTTCGTATGTGGCACCGTCCGCTTCCTCGCGGGAGTTGCGAACCGTGCCAGCTGGCTTGGGCGAGTACGGACTTTGCCTCATCACCTCATCGATGATCCTGCTCGGCAGGCCGTACTTCTCGTTGATGCGGCGCCGGATCTTGGTGATTGGCTCAGCGTGGGTAGGGCACGTGGGCAACACCTGCGTCTTTTGCTCAACCTCGTCGATGCGCAATTCGATTCGCGCGACAGTTTCAGCCTGCTCGAGCTGGCGGCGTTCGATCTCCGCCATCACCTGAGCGCTTTGCAGGAACATCTGGGCAGGGGTGAGGGATGCTGCCTCCTTCTTTCGGAAGTAGCTGTTGACCAGTTCGCGCTGTACCTGCCACGCCAGATCATCCGTGAAGGACTTGACGAGCATGAGGTAGCCGCCCTCGGTTAGCAGCGTCACATCATGCCGACGCAACGCTTGCGGGATGGCGTCAGTGTTGATCCGACGAATTTCGTCGGAACTGGCCACGAAGAAATCTTCGCCTTCAACGAAACGCTCGCGATTGGCGCGAAAATTCCTGCCAGCCGTGTCTTCCGGACGCTGATGCACGCTGTCTACCATTGCCAGCGTGACGACGCGGCACCCATTGAACTCCACAACCGGCAACTGAGTGCCGTGAACGTTGATGATTTCGTTCATCATTCCCCCTTGGCGCGGTGGCGGCGGATGGCGCTCTGCAAGCGCCGGCTGGCGTTGTAACGGATGCGCTTGGCGTTTTGAAGTGCCACGCGCTCGGCAGACGTCTTTTCGGCGAGTTCTTCCCACTCCTTGGTGCCGTGCTCGATGTAATCGTTGAAGCCCATTTCCGCCTTGCTGACCTCGCAGGCGTCGAAAAGATCATTACGGGCGGCACGGACGACGGCGTCGGCGTCGTGATACTCAATCGCGCGTTGGGCGATCGCGATCAGTTGGTGTTGGCCGTCTTCGGCTTGTTGCACACTGGTGATGCTCATGCCTGTTGCTCCTCATGCAAACCCTGTTGATCGATGACGCTCCAGCCACTCATGACCAGGTTGCGCAGAATCGCTTGTGCATCGTCCGACTCGGTCGAATTGCTCTCATATAGATGATCGAACGCCGCCAACGCTTCTTCCTGATCCCGCGCAGGAATCTTGGATAGCATCGACAGGCAATAGCATTCGTGCGCGAAGCACTCGCTAGAACTATCACCGTTGCCATAGATCGCGTGCCGAAGGCGATACAGGTGCGCCCAATACGAACGGACATGCAGACAGTCGCTGACCGTGTGCGGTACCAATTCTGGGCGTCTTGCGAACCGCTTCGCTGCTGGCCAATCCTCATAGAAACCGAGGTCTGTTGCCTTGAGTCGACTGAGCGCCTTGTTGCACACCTTCTCCGCATCGGTATCGGAAAACAGGACATCAGCGGTGCCGAAACGCGCGAGTGCCTCATGCTTGTTCCGCGCCCGCTCGATCGCGGCCTTCGCTTTTGATTCCAGATCGCCAAAGCCCATTGTGCTAAACACGACCTGAAATGCGTGGGCTCCAGACTTATGCAGCATCGCCATGTAGCGCTTCTCAAGATCCTTCATCGGCGTTTTGATCCGTTTCACTGCCTCCAGAGCCTTGTCGATGTATTCCTGATGGCCGGTATCGACAATGCTTTGCAGCCAGAGCACAGCGTCGATCTCGCGGTCACCAGTGACATCCGACTCTTTCGGCATTTCGGGAACCGCGAGCGATGTGTTTGCCGATACCTTGATAGGCGGCAGCGTGAACAGTTCTCGGAGCGCTTCGTTGTCGCGCAGCGTCTTCATACTTTGCTCCAGTATGCGAACGGATCGCGGTGATCCGGGCTTGTCTCATCCAGCCATCCATTGAACCGGACCAGGTCAATCTGCACGCTCGATCCCGATGAATGCCAGAGTCCGGCGCGAATCTTCCGCATTCCAACGCGGTCAATGACGACCACCCGCATGCGCTCCGTTTCGTCGTGTTCCACGGTCGCGTGAAAGCGCGGCAGGATAAGCAGAACGGCACGATCGAACTCTGGAGTGACGATCCGCGCACGGGTGTTTCCATCGGCATCCAGCAGTTCCGATGTGAACCCGTTCAGGGAAAACGCGCTACGCCAACCCGGCAAGAGCTTGAACTCACCGAAGGTATCTCGACGATTCAGGCGATAGCGTTCGATGCGCCATTCCTCGCACAACTGCGGGATGTGAGTGTCACGACTCAGCACCCGGTCGCCGATCTGCGCGACACGGGGTAGCGGCGTCATGTCAAACAGGACTTCAATGTCGACATGACTCTTTTGACTGACCCTCTGGAGAGCCCGCTTTGTCCGGTATCGCTTGTAGACGATCACGGCGTCCGGATAGAGCGTGGACGACTCCGGCTCGAACGGATTCATCGGGCGCCGCTTGGGCAAGCGCTTGAAGAAATTCATCTCACACGCTCCCGAAGTGACTGGCGAAGAACCCGAGGCCGCCGCGATCGTTCTGCAAAACCTCCGCGCACACCTCCATATCGCGCGCCAGACTTCGAAGCCCGAACTGCAGGATGCTGAACGTGGTGGCGATCTCCGGTGAGACGTTGGCCATGGTTTCCAGGCAAAGATCGTGAAGAGCCGTGATCGCGTGAAATGATTGTTCGCAGCGCAGGCCAACTGCCTTGACGTCATCACCGCTTACACGCGGAGGGCTGGGCTCCGCAGGGGCAATTCCCTCACCAATGTCGAAGCTGCCCCTTGGAAGCCTAAACACTGATTCATAGCGCCGCGCCCAAACATTCCCAATCTCACGGTGCCCGTTCACATGCTGGTTCAGCAGGGAAGGCGATTTCACACCAAGGAGTTCCTGGGCAATCGCCTTTTGCCTCATCCCGCTAGCGGCTACCGCGCTGGCAAGGGCTCGGTGACGGGCTTGTCCGATCAAACTCAGTTCTTTCTTAGCCATGTGCCACCCCCTGCTGCTTCTTGTACGCGGCATGGTCGGAGGCCGTCTCCCGCATGCCTTCCATCTGATCGAAAATGTAGTCTCCCAGGCATTCGATCGCGTTCATCAGATGCTGCATCGAGCCGACGTCGAGCGGTTGGGCGCCGCTCATGTCGGGTTGACCCAACGAGTTATGAATCAGGCGCGAGATGATCCTGATCCCGTTCGCAGCGCGCGTCGTGTCGGCGATTCGATGCGTATGAACAGTGGAATGCTCCGTATCGTCATCGGCAGTCCACGTATCAGTCACCAACGGGTGAGGGCTGGTGAAGAATTCATCTGCGGCGTCGATGTTTCCCGTCCGATCCGCCTTGACGGAATAGATCTGGTCCAGAGTAACCGTCATACCGCGAGCGGCCGCAAAGCTCATCAACTTCATGGCTACCTCGATGGACGGCGCGCATCCATCGTTCTCGTACTGAGAAATGGTGCTTTGACCGACGCCCAGAGCGGCAGACAAATCGGCTTGCGAAACGCTCAGCGCACGCCGGATCTCAGCAATCTGATTCATTGACGCGTTAGACACTTTTCACCCCCATTTGACGGAGCGAGAACTCGCACTCACTACCGATATGGGCCAATTCGGCGATGATGCTCACCTGGTCGGCGATGGAAAACAGCAACTGGGACACGTTCTCGTTGTTCTCGAAGTTGCCGGCGCGCATTTGACCGGGCATGCCGTCCGCACTGATCAGGCAGCCGATATTCGAGATAGACGTGGCGAGTTGGTCGGCCATGAAGCGCGCCGTCTCGCCCGACCGCGCGAGGAACTTGAGTTCAGATACGTCAAGGCTCTGGGCGCGCTCATAAAGGAAGCTGAGCACGCGAGAGGGCGTGTTGGGGCCATAGCTCCTCTCATTAGTTGCGTTGTTTTCCTTGACATCCTGCGGCGCTGCAATAGAATTCGCGTTGATCACTTTGATTTACCTCTGCGGTATCCCGACACGCGCTTGGCTGGCACCAATGCGCGTGTCACTTCAAGCTGCCAGTTCTTGGCAACCCCCTAAAAACTCTGATTGTTCAAACCGTAGGCATGAGTTGACCCAGATCAGCTTAGTTATGCTAATCAAAAAGGTGACACATCGGTTCGAAGGGTTCTGTCGTTCGTTATTCGCTAATGCACTCCTGTTAGTTGGTTAGCTACGGTGTGTGACAAATCAAACTCTAAGCATCGGGGAAGCTGATGCAAACAACAGAATCATGGAAATTGTGATTGCACGCACAACTTGCATCATTCTGCTTTACGCGGGGCCCTGCAGTAACTGTCCGGTGATGGTAAGGCAAAGTAGAACCGGCTGCTAATTACTGGGGCCTAAACCGTCGACAACTTTACTACAGCAAGTCACAAACCCTGAGCATGCAAAAAACACAGCGCTCTGGCCATCGACTTCGGGGATGCTACAACACAAAATCGCGAAAATTTCTATAGTGGTCGAGGGTTGCGCAAACAAACTAGTTGCATCTATTTAAAATCAACGACTTAGAACGACAGCTATCAGCACTTCCGAGACGTTGTCGATCTCCATTCCGAGAAAGAAGACGAACTTCAGACAGGTCTATTGGCGATCGGTCTTGCAATTCGCATACGATCTACACCGTCGCGCTCTAGTTCGCGTCGTATTGCTTTTGGCCGCCGTCGTGCAACTTCGCGCTTTGAAGTTCGCGCAGCATCGGGACGCCTGAGCCACACGACGGATCTAGAACTTCATCCGGCCCGGCGTAATGCCGTCGGCGAACAGGTTCGCGCTCACGCGGCAGATAACTGCATTCAGCAAACGGTTGCTTCTGGATTTCTTCGAGAACCGGAAGCCGGTCCAGCGCATGAACGGCGCCGCGACATGCGCGACTGCGCGCTGCTGTTCGTAGTGGACTCGTGCGAGAAGTCGTGCGGTCGCGCTGATGATCTTGGTCATGTCGCGCTCCTTAGTAGCCGAGGTGTGCGCGAGCTGCGCTCAGGGTCGCCGGAATGATGGCGCGCTCCATGAAGACGCGGTCGGGATGGCCAACAGGAAGATTCGTTTGAACGCACCAGCTCGAGACGGTCAACGTGCCGTCAGCATTTTCGAAAGTCGGCGCTGCTGTGTCGTGGTTGTCGATCCAGTGGATCAGGTTTGCGGTCTGCATTTGCCATCTCGCGTTCGGTAATATGAACTCATTATGGCGAATGCACTAAGTAAGATCAAGTGCTTTCGAGATATTTTTATTACTTATGCGCGAGCACTCCCGGCGCGGTAAACGTATTCCCCGATTATTTCAAGTGCATGGATCTGGTCGGCTGCAATGAACTTGTCCGGAAAGTTCGCGTTGTAGGCATGCAGGACGAGAGCGCCGCCAGGCTGTTTGAATATCTGCCTGATCAGCAGGTCCCCTTCGAAGAGAATCGCAAAGACGCGACCATCGCGTGGAGCAGCTCGCGTGAGGTCGATCACGAACAGGTCGTGCATGCCCACAAACGGATTCATGCTGTCGTCCGGAACCGCTATCACGCGGCATCGACTGGGGTGGGTGTCAAGGGCAGGGAAAACAGCAGTCTTAAGACATAGAGCGCGCCCTTCAGCCTTGCGCCATTCCAGTTGGCCCTTAGTGCCCGTGGGCTTTACCTCTGAGCGGTCCATCCATATGTCTGGCAGGGCGGACGGAAGAACGCCTATAGGCCCGTTAAGAGTATCCGGACGTATGTTGGGATCGGCTCGCTGTTCGTCCTCTGACACCGTTTGAACGTTGTAGACGATTCGGGGAAGCTGACCAAACAGAAGCCAGTTGACGTTCGTGTTGAGCGCCTCTGCGATCTTCACGATGTGCCGACTCCCCTCATTCCTTCCTGATTCGATGTTCGCGATCGTCGATTGCGACACGCCAGATCGATCTGCCAGTTCCGTTTGCGACATGCCGGCTGTCGAACGAGCTTCGCGGAGTCTGTCTGCAAGAGTTGTCATGGCTGCTCAATAGTTTATGCACTTGATCGTCTATAGCATATGCACTAGACTGTTCATAGTGCTTTAGACATAGGTCGATTACGAACGCAATAATAGGGCAATAATGAGGGCAAATCTACTAGTCCACGAGCTTTTTTTGCTCGGTCTCACACAGACAGAAATCGAGCGGAGATCGCGCATCGGGCAATCGGTCATCTCCGCGCTGAAGACTGGCCGCAAGGGTAAGCGCATGCCATACGAAACGGTGATGGCACTCGAAAAGCTTCGAGATGAGGTGTTGCTCGAGCGATTCCGCGATTCCATCAAGGGCGGCGTCGAATGAAGGAGAGGAAGACCAAGACCACCGAACGCTTTGTCGGCATCCCCTTCTGGGTAATGAATCATCCTTCCTTCCGCGAAGCCTCTCATAGGGCGCGCGCCCTCCTGTTTGACGTTCTCCTTCAGTACAACGGCCGGAATAACGGCTCGCTCGTCGTCTGTGACAAAGCCTTGAAGCCGCTGGGTTGGAACAGCCGTGATGGCCTGACGAAGGCGAAGAAGGAACTCATCGACCTCGGTCTGCTCGTCGAGACGAGAGCGGGAGCGAAGCCGAACAAGGCTTCATGGTATGCCGTGAGTTGGCGCCAGCTCGATGTGAAAGAAGGTATCGACATCAACCCGCGTGCTTACGTCACTTTAGGCGCTAGAAAAATTGAAGTTAGACCCCCGCAGGACGGTCTAGAGAGCAAAAAAATACGACCGTCACACGGTCTAGAGGGTCAGTCTGCTAGACCGCCACACGGTCGTATGGAGGTAGAAAACGCAGACTCGCCTAGACCGCCACACGGTCAGTATCTATGTTCTGCCATACCTACAGCGCAAACAGCAGAGGGGAGCCATGTCTGAGACGAAGGAATGGGTGATTGATCGGAAGCTGCGAATCCGGAGTCTGGAGAAACGGCGCAGCGATCTCTGGTCCGTGGCTGGCGGATCGAAACACGCGGTGAACGTGTACAGCGCATTCCTGGATGGCAGGCGGAAACCGGCGACGTCCACGCAGGCTCAGGCAGAAGTGGAAGGCCGGGATCTGATGGAGGAGTACCGCGCGCTGCTCGCTGAGAACCTGGCGGCACACACGATCGCCAGAGCCCATGCAAAGGCCATCACCGATGAATTGCGGGCGCTGTACGTGACGGATAAAGCGGCCGGGCGCCGCATTTGAGGAGAAGGGTCGATGTGGCTGAGAAAAGGCGAGGTGACGGTTCAAGTTGCGCAGCGATACAACCTGCGCTGGGACCGCACGCGCAAGCAATGGTTTGCCGACGACTCGAATCTCGCTATTCGTGACTGGCTGGCGAAGAAGGAATACTCCGAGAGAGCGCCCAAAGCCGCGCTGCCAGCTTGGAGCGGTGCGTCCGACTTGATTCCCCTCACGGTACCGAAGAAGGATCAGGCGACCGCCAGAGCGCTCGGAGCAGAGAAGGTGAGCGGCCAATGGGTCGTGCGCAAAGGCCTCGGCATCGGCCGCTTCGAACGCTGGATCACGCGATGAACGCTGGAATCCGATTCCACGTGCCCGTAATCGAATTACACGCGGGCGGCACCCGGTGCCGGGTTGCTGATTCAGCAATTGCCGATTCGGCAACCCCCGTTGCTCATTCAGCAACCCCTCTGACGCATGACGCCTCTCCGTTGCGGACACGCGTCGGTAAACAGACCTGGCCGGGTAGAGGCGTCAGCCGTCAGAGCGCACCGCTCGGGTTGTCATTCCGACAACCGTTGTCGAATCAACAACCGTTGTCATTTCAACAACCCCATTGGAGGGCCTTGGAAGCCCCTTCGAAGCACCTTGGATGGCCAAAGGCTGAAGGACTTTCGACCTTGGTAGCAAGTCCTGTCGACCAAAACTGCTCCCGGGAGCAGTTTTTTCAGCGAGACGGCCGCATAGACGGTCCGGCGTCTACAACACCGTCTACGCACAGAGTCTGTGCGGTTACCAAAACAGTAACCGTTACTGAATCAGTAACTGGTTCTGTGACAGAGCGTGAGACAGAGCGCGGGCGTAAAGAAAGCGCCGGCTGTCACAGAGACAGGGCTGGCGTGTCCGGCGGATGTCCCGGTCGTGTCCCGCGGGACAACCATGGGACAGACACGGGACGGACGCGTGACAGGTGTCACGGCGGGAGCGTGACGGATGCTCGGAGCATTGCTCCAAGCATTGCCCGAAGCATGCTGCGGTTCCCGCCGGCGACCGCACCGAAGGATGTCTTTGGTGAAGCCTTCGGTGAAGGGTTAGGGGAAGCCTTAAGGATAACCTTCGGGCCAACCTTGGGTGAAACCTTCGGTGAAGGCTTGATATCAGGCTGATATCACGGCGATAACGGTTGGGTAACGGTGCGGTAACGGTTAAGGCGTTAGTAGTCCTTAATCGGGACTAGTCCCAAGTCGGGACAGGGTGTCCCGGATCGGGACTAGCAGATGCGAGCAGGTGCTAAGCACTTGCTAGACAGGTGCTAGCACTGTGCAAGCAGGGTGCTAGCGAAAAGGGTGCAGCGTTGCACGCTTATCTGCAACGCGGCGCAACGCACGGGGACGCGGTGCAACGCAGGAGGGCTCGCGAATGTTCGCGAGGATTCGGGAAACCCACGGGTAACCCACTGGATAACCCAGCGGAAACCCATGGGTTTTGAGAGGGCCATCTTAGGAATTTCCCAAGATGGATGATCGGCAAGTTTTCACCCCACATGGGGACATTGGAGAGCAAATGGAATATTTGAATGACCACAAGGCGACTTTCGATGCGTACCGTGCGCAACGACAAGTAGTGCAGGGGACGCCTCTGCAGGCAGTTCCGCGCGACTCGCTGGGCGCCGAGCTGCATGTCCTGCACGACAGCCTGGCCGTCCTCGAAAAGGAGGTCGCCTCGCTGGAGGACTCCCTGCATTCGGTATCGGATTCGCCGGCACCCATCGGCGGCGAGCAGAACGCAATGGGCGAGGCAGTCCTGCCGCCTGCACTGGCGGAAGTTCGTCGAGCACGTCGCCTTGTCGACAGCTTGACGAGTCGGATCGCGGCGGCCCGTCACCGTCTCGCACTGTGATCCATCTACACACAGGAGAAAGCATGGAAAACCAACACAAGCACATCAAAGGCTATCGCGACCTGTCGCCGGAAGAGATTTCGTCGATGAACACGATCAAGGACATGGCCGAGGACATCCGCGTCGAACTCGAGGCGCTGGAGTCGCTTCCTGATGTCGACAAGCGCTGGCTCGCGATAGGCAAGACGAACCTGCAGCAGGGCTTCATGGCGGTGATTCGGTCGATCGCCAAACCGGAGAAGCAACAGATGAGAAAGATGCTTTTGGCGCTGGCTTGTGCGCTTCCCTTGGCCGCTTGCAACAACGACGCCGACGTCGCGTCGCACAATCTGTCGCAGGCTGCCGACAATTTCCAGATCGAGCGACGCATTATCTTCGTGAATGGAATCACGGATCGCTACCTGATGACGATCGAAGGCCTGTGTTCGCTTGGCAACGCGGATAAGAGCCGCGAGCTTTCAGTGACATGCAAGACGGGCCCGAACAGCTACAAGAAGCATTTCCTCGGCCTCTCGGACAACGTGACGTACTTCGTCGAGCAGATCGAGCCGTCGAGCGTGAGCGTTTATCACTATGCGGTCACGTTCAAGCCCGAGTCGATCGTGCCTGACGTTACCGTTCGGTAGGGGGTTGATCATGACTCGGAAATCTGACTTCGAAGATGCTCTTAGCATCGGCACGAAGCTGTGGGATGAGGCGCGCGGCATCGTCGAAAGAACATTGTCAGAAAACGATATGAAGACGGCCGAGCGCATCGCTGCCGCGATTATTCGTCCGCGCGGTAAATCCGACCTCGAAGCAGTAGCAACCGACGCCGCAGTACATGGCGTGGCAATCGAACGAGTCTGGCTCGATGAGGCAGGCGACGTGAGTAGAGAGCGCATTCCGCCGAGGGAGTTTCTGGGCGGGGCGCGATATTTCGCGGTAAAGGGCTCCGGCTCGAATCATTGCTGCTTCGATGGGTCGGTCTATGACCGCAAGGATGAGATTCGGGGTGCCGACGGAAACTTCATTTCCTTCGGGATCGTCTGCGAGTGTTTCGATATGGAGACCGCGGAGCGGATCGCCACGGCTCTGAATGCGAGCATCGAAGCGCCGGTCGGCGAAGGGTGGGACGGCTGATGAAGAGCCTCAATTTCGCGGCAGGCACCATGCACGTCTATGCCCAGCGCACACATTGGGGTTCGGTCGAGATCCGCATGATGTGCAGTCTGCTGCCTGGAAACAAGCCGGCAGCCGCCCGGCAGGTTGAGTTCGTCGAGGCTGCTGAAGGCGAATACGTCGAGCCGGCCCTTGTGCTCGGTCACGACACCGCACAGATGCTGATCGATGAACTTTGGCGCACTGGCCTGAGGCCAACCGAAGGAGCGGGAAGCGCCGGCCAGTTGGCGTCGACCGAGCGACACCTTGCCGACATGCGCGCAATCGCGTTTCACAAACTTGGGATGAAAGGAAGCGAATGAACGATTTTGAAATCGACAAGTACTGCGATCGTTGGCTGCTGTGGACTCAGACGCGCCGTCTGTACGTTCCATCGGGGAAACTGAACATCCTTGCTCGACTTCAGCCGCGCCGTTCGGCGGTACGCGAGACGGACGCTCGCCTCGATCCAGAGATGCCTTACTTCAACTCGGCGCTGCATGGCATGCTGGAAGAGCCGGGGCGAGAAGATGACGGCGCATGCTTCCTCGCTGTTTTCTGGCTTGACGTTAGGATCAAGCAGGTTGCGGCGGAACTGAAGTGTGCGCGCGGGACGGTGTATAACCGGGCCCGGAAGTTCGCTCAGGACGCCATCCGGATGAGCAAGGCGCTAAGGAAAGCACACGAGTCGATGAGTGCGGAGTGTTCAAGAAACGTTGAGCAAAATAGTTCGTGCGTTGATTGAACACTCTGCATTAAAATCGGTGCTTAATAGGCAGTCTCGATAACTGTCTCGAAAGCCCGCCAGGTGAGAGCCGAGCGGGCTTTTTGCTTTTCGTCCTCGGATTTAACATGGATAGCTCTCCAGACGGTCTGCGCATTCTCGATTCGCTTGAGCGTGACTTCACGAACCTGCGCGTGATCGATGCCGCGCTGAAAGCGTCGTTGATCAATCGGATTGACGAACTGCGACAGATCCTCGGTGGCGATCTGAAGCCGGCCGCATAGGCCCGCGATCAAACAATCAATTCCGCAGAACCCGAGCAAGGTGCATGGGCCTGACTGTTAATCAGTGGCTAGCTGAGTTCGATCCTCAGATGCGGAGCCAAACAATTGCCGGGTAGCTCAATTGGTAGAGCAGCGGGTTTTGATCCCGTTGGTTGTGAGTTCGAGTCTCGCTCCGGTTGCCAGTTGGCCAGGCTCTTCGAGCCTAGGTCGCAGAGAGCAACAAATCAAGCCCGCCAGCCGGGCTTTTTCTTTTTCCGCAAGGCGTGAGTGCGCTAACCGCGTCAGCTACCGGGGTCATGGAAGCCGCGACCTCCGCCGGGAAGCCGGAACTCGAGCGGCGCCGGCGGTAGCACCTTCTCAACTCAATCGGAGTAGATCATGTCGGACATCAATGCAAGCATCCTGCCTGACAACGGCACGCAGCAAGGCACAGAAGCCCCGGCGGCGCTGAAGGCGGAGGTTGGCACGCCCGCGTTGGGGGAGTCGACGAATCCGGCTTCGGAATCCTCGCCGTCGGCATCCAATGCGGACGCTGTGGGGATGTTGGCTACTACCGAAGCAGCCACGTCCACCGCGGCTACGACATCTGTGGATGCGCCGTCGGCCAGCGCCTCTTTGCAGAGCGTCGACGTTTCACTGATCCCGGCTGATATGGCTGGTAACGAAGCGCCGACGCCGAGCGATCTGAGCGCATTGGGAATCGCGACGAACGGACCGGAATCGGAAGCTACGGCTCGCCAATGGCTGCTCGACAAGGGTTACTCGCAAGCGCAGGCTGAATTCGCTACTGCGACGCTGCCGACTGTCCTCGTGACCGATGGCGCCTCGCATCCCGCACACGGTCTTGCCGACCAGATCGCCGGACACGTCGCGAGCCTCGAAGGTTCGGCAGACTCGCTGCTGGTGAAGATCGCGACCGAAGTGAGGAAGCTCGTCGCGCAGATCAAGTCAGTACTGTAACTCCCGAATATTCTCACCATGGGACGCCCGTCGAAGCTAACCGATGCTCAGTGGGAGATGATCGGCAAGCGCCTGCTCGTCGTGAAAGACAGCGAGGCTGCGGCTATCGAAATGGTCCGGCTGATGCTCCAGTTCGGGGATCTCGAAACCGCATGGAGTCTGCCGAAAATCGATCGACATCGTTTCGAGTTTCCCGTCAAAGGTGGGCGAATCGATTTGCTTCTGTTTCACGCTGACGGTGGCGTGACCATTGTCGAGGCCAAAGCGGATCGAGGCCTATCCGACGTAGCGGCTGGAATCGGACAACTTTGCGTGTACGCGACGCTTCTGCAGGATGCGCTCGGCAAAGCGTTCGTGCCTGTCTATATCCGACGCGTGCTCGCTGCGCCCCTTTCGCCCGACGCGAGCGTGACGATGATGTCTGCATGCCGTTTGGCTGGTGTCGAATTCGCACATCTGCCGACGTATGCTGAGTTTCAGACGATCATCGCTCCACTCCGGGACAGGGTTGCATAGTTATGGGGCGCAAGTCTTCTTTGACCCCCGAAGAGTGGGTAGAAATCGAACGTCGTCATCTTGTCGATGGTGATTCGGTTAGGTCTCTCGCGAAGGAGTACGGCGTCGATGAAGCGGCCATTCGTCGGCGCATAAATCCGCAAAAGTCCGCAGCCGAAAAATCCGCGAAGTCCTTGCGGGAACTGGCAGACGCCAAGATCCAGGCCGACAACGCCGTCCGTGAAATATCCGCGGAAATATCCGCACTTCCGATGGCTCGCCAGCAGATCGTGACGGACCTCGCGCAGAAGCTTGTGAACATCAGCGGTCATCTGGCATCGGCTGCCGAGTACGGCGCCGCGACGGCTCATCGCTTGTCCGGCATCGCGCACATGAAGGTTGCGGAGATCGACGATAGCGCGCCTTTGCCTGAGAACATTCTCACGCTCAAGGACATCTCCATTCTGACGAAGATGGCGAATGAGTCGAGCGAAATCGCGCTGAATCTGCTGAACGCGAACAAGGAAGCCGTCAAGGAACTGAACAAGCCGAAGGACGCGGCTGCTCCGAAGCGCGTTGAACTGGTAGCCATGGACGATGCTGGAAACAGCGCGCATTGAGCTTCCGCGCAAGCTGATCCCGGTATTCATCGGGGAAGCCGACGTACGCGGTGCTTACGGCGGTCGAGGCTCGGCAAAGACGCGCAGCTTCGCGAAGATGGCCGCCATAGAAGGGTATCGGTACGGCAGCGCGGGCATCACGGGCATTCTGCTTTGCGCTCGCCAGTTCATGAACTCGCTTGAGGATTCCTCTCTGGAGGAATGCAAGCGGGCGATTGAAGAAGAGCCGTTTCTGTCCGCGTATTACGAGATCGGCGAGAAGTACATCAAAAGCCGCGACGGTAGGATTTCATTCGCGTTCGCTGGCCTCGATCGCAACATCGCGTCGGTCAAGTCGAAGGGGCGGATTCTGCTGTGCTGGGTCGACGAGGCAGAGCCAGTAACGGATGTAGCCTGGACGACGCTGATTCCGACGCTGCGCGAAGAAGGCGACGACTGGAACGCTGAGTTGTGGGTCACGTGGAACCCGAAGCGAAAGACCGCAGCGGTAGAGAAGCGCTTCCGCTTCAGCAAAGACCCGCGCGTCAAGGTTGTCCAGTTGAACTGGCGGGACAACCCGAAGTTTCCACGGAAATTGCAGCGCGACCGGGCGCGCGACCTCGACGAGCGTCCCGAACAGTGCGACCACATCTGGGAAGGCGGGTACGTGACGGCCCTTGAGGGTGCGTACTTCGCCACGCACCTGCAGAAGGCGAGGGACGAAGGCCGGATTGGTTTCTTCCCTGCCGATCCGCTAATGACGATCCGCCTCATTGTCGACATTGGTGGAACTGGCGCACGGGCCGATTCATTCGTGATCTGGGCGATGCAGTTTATTGGCCGCGAGATTCGCGTGGTCGATTACTACGAAAGCCAGGGCCAGCCTGTTGACGCACACCTGGCATGGTGCCGCCTGAAAGGCTTCACGCCCGATCGCGCGCAGTTCTGGCTGCCGCACGACGGCGCGACTCAGGACAAGGTCTATGACGTCTCGTACGAGTCAGCGCTCAAGGCGGCTGGTTATACGGTGACTGTCGTTCCCAATCAGGGCAAGGGCGCAGCGATGCAGCGTGTTGAACGCGCGCGCGTGCTGTTTCCGCAGATCCGGTTTAACGCCGAGACGACGGAAGCAGGACGCGATGCATTGGGCTGGTACCACGAAAAGCGCGACAAGGACCGGGACATCGGGCTCGGTCCTGAACACGATTGGGCAAGCCACGGCGCCGATGCTTTCGGCCTTGGCTGCGTGATCTGGGAAGAGCCTAAAGCATATGCACCCATCAACTATCCGGACATGAACCACGCGTAATGGCCACGAAGACCAAAATGACCGATGACGAACTGGGTGCGCTCGTTGACAACGAGATTCGCCAGTCCGTCGCGTACGCGGGCAGCAAGCTCTCGGAGATGCGCCGGAAGTCGGAGTACTACTACCTCGGCGAGCCGGTTGAGGATCTCGCACCGCCCAACATTCCGGGCCGCTCGCGTGTGGTGTCGACGGACGTGTCCGACACGATCGAATGGGTTCTGCCGGCGCTGATGGAGATCTTCACGGCTGGTGATAACGTCGTCGAGTTCAAGGAACGCCGCGAGGATCAGGAAGAAGCCGCCGAGCAGACGACGGACGTGTGCAACTACGTGTTCTATCAGCAGAACCCGGGCTGGGCGATCCTGTACGACTGGCTCAAGGACGGCTTGCTGCAAAAGAACGGTTTCCTGAAGGTCTGGTGGGAAGCGAAAACCGACGAGACGCGCGAGGAATACCGCGATCAGACGTTGATCCAGATGTCGATGATTCTCCAGGATCCGGAAGTCGAGCCGATCGAGCACACCGAGTATCCGGACATGAACGCGATACAGGCCGTGCAGGCGCAATACGAGTTGCAGGTTGCACAGTATCAGCAGGCCGCAGCGCAGGCGCAGGCAGCGGGTCAGCCGTTCAATGCTCCGCCTCCGCAGCAGCCCGACATGTCGCAGATTCCGACGCTGCACGCCTTCACACTTAAGCGGACGCGCAAGAACGGTCACGTGTGCATCGAAAACGTGCCGCCCGAAGAGTTCATCGTTTCGCGTCGATGCAAGCGTATCGGCGATAGCCCATGCGGGCATCGGAAGCTAACGACGCTTTCTGACCTGACGGCTCGCGGCTATGAGAACGTCGAAAACCTGTCATCGGACAGCGACGGCGACCTGAATGGCGAGCGCATCCAGCGCATGTCGTGGGATGACGACTACGCCTGGAGTGGCAACGATAGCGACGACAATCTCGACCCGACGCAGCGCATGGTGTGGGTCAACGAGATGTATGTGCAGGTCGACTATGACGGTGACGGCATTGCTGAATGGCGCAAGGTGACGCGCGTCGGCAACACGACGCTGGACAACGTGGAATGTGACGGTCCTCCGTTCGTGACGTGGACGCCGATCCGTTTGCCGCATCGTCTGTTCGGCCTGTCGCTGGCCGATCTGTCGATGGAAGCGCAGCGCACGAAGACGGCAATCTGGCGCGGCATCCTCGACAACATCTATTTCCAGCTGAACGCGCGCACGAAGGTGCTCAACGGCAAGGTCAATCTCGATGACTTGCTGACGAACCGCCCTGGAGGCATTGTCCGCATGGACACGCTGGACGCCGTGCAGCCGCTGCAACAGGGTCTGTCCGACTCGGCCAGCGCGTATCAGGCGCTCGAAGCCGCGGATGCCGCGAAGCAGGACCGCACGGGCATCACGAAGTACACGCAGGGCTCGGACGCCGACACGTTGAACAAAACGAAGGGCGGCCTCGAAAACATCACGAATCGCGCGGACATGCGCGTGAAGCTGATCGCACGTGTGATGGCTGAGACGGGCATGAAGGATCTGTTCCGGATGATCCAGAAGCTGCTCAGCATGTACCAGGACCGCGCGATGACGCTCAAGCTGCGTGAGAAGTGGGTCGACGTCGATCCGCGTGCGTGGAAGAACGAGTACGACATGGTTGTGAACGTCGGCCTCGGTACCGGTGACAAATCGCAGGTAATTCAGCATCTGACGTTCCTCGGCCAGGCGCAGCAGCAGGCACTGCAGATCGGCGTCGCGACGCCCGGGAACATCTACAACACGCTGAAGAAGATCCCGGGCGCGCTCGGCTACAAGAACGCCGACGAGTTCTTTACGGACCCGAAGACGGCGACGCCTCAACAGCCGAAGCCGGACCCAGAACTGGTGAAGATCCAGATGCAGCACCAGTACGACATGCAGGAATTGCAGCAAAAGCAGCAGAACACGTTGGCGCAAAACGCCGCTGAAGCCGCGCGCAAGCAGGCAGAGCTCGACGCGAACATTGCCCTCCAGCGTGAGGAAATGATGTTCAAGTACGGGATTCACCCGGCGCTCGAAGGCGTGACGTTCGTGCGCACCTATCAATCGACAAGCGGAGTGCTGGATGGAACAGGAACTGGAGCAGCCCAACCTGCTATTGGAAGCGGACAGGGGCCGGCAGGCGCAGGACCTGTTGGAGCACCCGTTACTGCTGGAGGCGATGGAAACCCTCCGGTCGGAATTCAAGGAAGCATGGGCCAACAGCCCGGCACGGGATTCTGAGGGGCGCGAAAAGCTATGGCAACTGCACGCGCTGGTAGGAAAGTTCGAATCGCACCTGACGCAGGTGTTGCAGACGGGCAAGTTGGCTCGCCTGCAGATCGACGAGCAGACCCGGATGGAACGGCTCAAGGAAAAGATGGGTGGGGTGCTTTCGCACTTCACCTCCTGAGCGTCGAGAAAGAACAGAAGCATCGCAGGATCGTTCGTGTATGGCATCCGGACGCTGCTGCTGATCTGTGGCATGGCGAGTTCGGTTGCGCGCCTGTCGAAGAAGGCTCGCATGCCTACCAGTTCAACAACGGCGAAGTCATCGAACTGGACGCCGAATAGTTCGTATCAAGTTTTGCTGTCAGCCCGCGTGGAGCGATCCCGCGGGCTTTTCTATTAACCGTTGCCGGACGACTCCACCCTACGGGGCGACGACTCTGTGCAGGAGATGGAAGTGAATATTTTCAAGTTGCTCGCCCGATACTTCGGCGCATTCATGTTCCGCGCAGTTGAAGATGGCTCCGGTGCTGGCGGCGGTGATTTTGCCAACAGCGGCGAAGACGCAGGGCAAGACGATGAAGTAATGAGCCATTTGACCGAGCTGGTCGACGGTTCTCAATCTACCGGTGAAGAGACGCCGACGGACGACACCAATGTCCATCCCGACGCGCAAACTCAGAACCCGGCGAACGAGGAAACGTACGTCATCAAGGTTGATGGTCAGGAGCGCACCCTCACGCGCAGCGAGATGATCGCGACGGTCCAGAAAGCCGAAGCGGCAGAAGCGCGCCTGAAGGAGGCGACGCTGGCACGGCAGCAGGCCGAAGCTGAGCGCACTCCACTCCAACAGGAGCGAGCGCAGCTCAAGCAGGTTCTCGACGTGTTCGTGCCGCAGTTGCAGCAGCTCCTGCAGGTGGACCAGCCGAACTGGGATCACCTGTTGCAAACCGATCCGGCCGAGTATGTGCGCCAGAAGCATGTGTGGGATCAGCGCGTCGCGCAGATCAACCATGCAATGGCCGTGCAGAACCATTTGAGCCAGCAGCAACAGGCCGAAGCCGCTCAGCGGCAACAGACCTACGCGGCTGAAGAGCAGGGCAAGCTGCTCGGCGCTCTTCCGGATTGGAAAGACGCCGCCAAGGCGAAAGACGAAGCCGGCGCGATCGACACCTTCCTGCGTGATGCGGGATTCGGCGATCAGGAGCGCAACGGCATCGTCGACCACCGCGTGATTCTGGTGGCTCGCAAGGCGATGTTGTACGACCGAATGATGCAGCAGCAGTCCCAAGTGACACAACGTGTCCAGAAGCTGCCGCCGAAGACTGAACGACCCGGTAACGGAGTTCAGCCTGGCGACGGCCGCACGGCGGCGATCAAACGCCACGCTCAGACTGGCACGGTGGAGTCGGGGGCTGATGCAATCCTCCAATTCCTCTGAAATAGGAATACGAAATGTCCGCACCGACTAATACCCTGCAGACGTACCAAGCCGTCGGCAACCGTGAAGATCTGACCGACGTGATCTATCGGATCGCGCCGACGGACGTGCCGTTTATGAGCGGCATCGGCAAGAACAAGGCGAAGAGCACCCTGCATGAGTGGCAAACGCAGGATCTCGCCGCTGCCGCCAACAACGCTCAGGTCGAAGGCGACGACGCAACCGCAGACGCAACTACGCCTACCGCCCGCCTGAACAACCGCACGCAGATCTCACGCAAGACCGTGATTGTGTCGGGCACGCAGGAAGACGGCATGGACCCGGCGGGTCGCAAGCAGGAACTGGCCTACCAGATCAGCCTGAAGGGCCTCGAGCTTAAGCGCGACATGGAATTTGCGTTGACGCAGAACACGACGACGGTTACGGGTTCGTCGACGGTTGCTCGCCAGCTGCGCGGCCTCGAAGGCTGGGTTGCGACGAACAACGACCTCGGCGCCGGCGGCGCTGCTCCGAACTACAACACGAACACCGCGCCGACCGACGGCACGCAGCGCGCTTTCACGGAAGCTCAGCTGAAGAACGTGATCCAGCTCGCGTGGACGCAGGGCGGCAAGCCGAACGTCATCATGCTTGGCGGCACTCAGAAGCAGACGTTCTCGACGTTCAGCGGCAACTCGACCCGTTTCGACAAGGGCGAAGATCGCAACCTGACGGCAGCGATCGACGTGTACGAATCGGACTTCGGCGCGATCAAGGCCGTGCCGAACCGCTTCCAGCGTCCGCGCACGGCCTTCGTGCTCGAACTGGGCCGCTGGAAGGTGTCGTACCTGCGCCCCATGCGCACGGTGCCGCTGGCGAAGACCGGCGACGCTGAAAAGCGCATGCTGATCACCGAGTACACGCTCGAGGCTGGTCAGGAAAAGTCGGGCGGCGCAATCCGCGATCTGCTGTAAGCGCGACGTAGCAACCGCGTAGCCAAAGGGCGCTCTTCGGAGCGCCCTTTTTCATTGGGGAAGCCATGTCGAAGGCAATGCAGATTTTCGCGACGGGTATCACGATCGCGACCAGCGGGACGTCAGCCAACGCAACGATCCCGAACACGTCGAACGGCACACTGCCGAAATATGTCCGCGTCGCTGCGACTGTCGCCGCTTACGTGAAGGTGGGGCCTGGTACGCCTGTCGCTGCCGCAGGTGATCTGATGGTTCAGCCGGGTGACTCGGTGATTCTCGCTGTCGCTGGCTGCACGAAGATCGCGGCGATTCAGGTTGCCGCTGCCGGTGTTGTTCAGGTCAGCCCGCTTGAGGACAGCTGATATGAGCCGGGTATTCACGCGCTTCCACTATCAGCAGGACACGGACACGTCCATCGTCGAGCGCGTTCAGGATTGCGATTCGCTCGTCGACCATGCGACCGCGTTGCGTAACGAAGGCCTGCACGGCGACAAGGAAATGCGGCATGCGGCCCGCTTCCCTATGGTCGTTGTCGAACGCTACTGCAACGAGAAGGGCATCACGTTCGACGAGTGGATGTCGAACCCCGAGCACGCGAAGGCAATGCTTAACGATTCTGCGCTGGCTGCGTTCCGTGTCTGGGAGGGCCGCGTCTAATGCCGTTCTCTTCGTATGCCGACCTTCAAGCGTCCGTCGCGCGCTGGCTGAAGCGCAACAACCTGTCCGACGCAGCGCCCGATTTCATTGCGCTCGCCGAAGCGCGTCTGAACCGGAAGATCCGCGTGCGACAGATGCGCACTTGGTACACGGTCACGCCGACGCAACAGTTCGTCACTCTGCCGGGTGACTATAACGAAGCGATTCGCCTCACGTATGGCGATCAGAAGCTGGATTTCCGCTCGGAGGATTCCGCTGAGCAGTGGATGGAAGATCGCGGGTACGGCAACGAATACACGATCGCCGGCAATCGTATCTGGCTGCTTACTGCTGTCGACAGTGTGACGAAGTTCACGCTGCACTACTACCAGCAGATCGAAGCGCTGAGCGATTCGAACACGTCGAACTGGCTGCTCGAAGACGCTCCAGACGTCTATCTATATGCGTCGCTGCTCGAGGCCGAGCCGTATATCAAGAACGATGACCGCATTGCTGTCTGGACCGCTGCGCTTACCACGGCGCTGCAGGATCTCGAAGACAACGACCAGTCGAGCCAGTATTCCGGCTCGGCGCTCACGATGAAGAACGGCTGACATGGCTGGCGGACAGGCATTCATCGGCTTCGCGCCCGATCTGGACCCCACGACGCCCGGCGTCATTCTGGATTGCGCTGCGCTCATTCCTTCGATTCGCGGCATGCGCGCGGCTGCATCGCCAGTGAGTGCTGGCATGCCTGCTCTTTCGTCCGCTGCGCTAGGTGGATCGACGCTCGTAAAGCTCGACAACACGAAGCGGCTCATCGTCGGCACGACGACAAAGCTGTACGAGGAAGGCTCGGGCGCATGGAACGACGTCACGCGAGCGAGCGGGCCGTACACGACGCCGGTTGGTGGAACATGGAGATTCGCGCAGTTCGGTAACGAAACGCTCGCGACGAACAACGCTGATGTGTTGCAGGCGAGCCAGACGGGTGTATTCGCTGACATCGCAGGCGCGCCGAAAGCAGCCATCGTCGAAGTTGTCGCCGGCTTCGTTTTCCTGTTCGATACCAGCGACCCGACATATGGCGTGCGCCCGGATGGATGGTGGAACAGCGGTCTCTACGATCATACGGTGTGGACGCCCAGTGAGGCCACGCAATGTGCGAATGGCCGTATCGTCGACACGCCTGGTGATATTCGCGCCGGCCGCGCGCTCGGGCCCGACATCGTTGTCTACAAAGAGACCTCGATGTACTACGGCACGTATCAGGGACCGCCGATCATCTGGGCATTCAATGTGATCTCGAACCAGATCGGCGCACCGTGTCAGGAGGCTGTCGTTTCCATCGGAACCGCGCATCTGTTCCTGGGCAACGACAACTTTTATGTCTTCGACGGCACGCGCCCGGTGCCGATCGGAGATCAGATCAAAAACTGGTTCTTCCGCAACCAGAACCCGAAATACACGCAGGTTGTGCGCAGCGTACACGATCGCAGCAACAGTCTTGTCTACTGGTACTACGTCAGCAATCAGAGCGATGGCGCGATCGACAGCGCTGTCGTCTACAACTACAAGACGGCTCGTTGGGGCCGCGCGAACCGTGCGATCGAGTGTGCGGTCGATTTCATCAACGGCCAGATCACGTGGACCGGTCTCGGCTCTCTCGCGAACGAATGGCAAGACCTGCCACAGGTGCCGTGGGATTCGCCTTTCTGGACGAGCGTCGCGCTGCAGCCGTCGATCATCGACACCACGCACACGATCCAGACGCTGACCGGCTCCGCGGGGCAATCGAGCCTGATGACGGGCGATTTCGGCGACGACGAAGAATATTCGCTGCTGCAATACGTGCGGCTGCGGTGTGCTCAAGACCCGTCGTCGGCGACGATGACCACGCAACATCGCGACACGCTCGGCGGCACATTCACGCCCGGCGTGAGTTCGACCTACGCCGACGGAAAGTTCGATGTTGACGTATCCGACCGTTATCACCGCGGGCTGATGACGTTCCAGGGCGACTGCGAACTGATCGGCTACACGCCAAAACTCATTCCGGATGGTCAGGCATGAGGATCCAGAAACCACAGCTACCTCAAGCGCCAACTAATGACAGGTTCGGCTCCGATCTCGTTTTCAAGGTCAAGCAGATCCTGGGAAACATCGCCGATCAGCTCAACAACCTGAGCGAAGGCCACGTGTCTGCGACAACGAACGCGAGTACTGGTGCCCCAACGGCTGGCACTTATCAGCAGAGCGATTTCATCCGCAACAGCGCAGTCACCGAACTGGGTTCGGCTGGCTCGAAATACGTCATCACAGGCTGGATATGCGTCGCGGCGGGAACGCCGGGGACGTGGGTTCAATGCCGATCTCTCACCGGTAACTGATCAATGCGAGCACTCAAACCCGTAGCGCCGATGGAAGTCGGCGCGGTATGGCCGCGCCTGCGCGCCGGCATGGCGTCGATCGAATCGCCCGACGGCTGGATTGTCGAGGACGTGTACTGCACGCTCAGGCAGGGCGGCGCGACGCTCTATCTCGTCGTGATCGATGACGAAGAGGTTGGCTTCGTCGTGCTCAGACAGATTAACGACTTCGACGGCACGCGGCTGCATATCTGGCTGCTTCACGCGCGATCGGATGTCGACGTAATGGCCGAGTTCAGCGACGAACTCGACAACATCGCACGCATCATCAACGCCCGAACCGTCACCTTCAGCACAACGCGGCGCGGTTGGTCCAAGACCGCTCCGAAATACAGCTTCTCCGTTCGCGAAACTGTCTATCAAAGGAAAATCAAATCATGAGCGGTGGCGGCGGCGGTGGTTCGCAAACTCAGACCACAGAACTCCCGGGATACGCACAGCCTTATGCGCAGCAGATCCTGACGCGTGGTGCCGATCTTTCCAACCAGCAGATGCCGCAATACGGCGGTCAGCTCGTCGCCGGGCTCACTGGTGGCCAGCAAAGCGCGATCAACGGAATCAACAATCTCGCAGGCCAGCAGAATCCGACGTTGAACGCTGCGAATTCTGCCGTGCAGGGCGCGGTGAATAACGCAAGCACCCCATATCAAACGTCGAACCAGTACATCGGCCAGAATGTGCAGGCGTCGCAGAATCCATATGCGACGATGGAGAATCCGTATCTCGACGCGCAGGTCAACAAGGCGCAAACGGATCTGACGAACCAGTATAAGAACGGCACTGCGGCTCAGACGATGGCGCAGTTCCGCAATGCTGGCGCGTTCGGCGGCTCGGCGATGCAGCAGTATCAGGATCAGCAGAACACGAATCTCGCTAACGACCTGACGAATGTCGAGTCGCAACTGCGTGGCAACGCGTACGCGAACACGCAGCAGGCGGCTGGTCAACAGGCTGCGCTCAACACGCAGACGAACCTCGCGAACCAGTCGAACAACCTGAACGCGACGCAAGCGCAGAACGCGCTGAATAGCCAGAACTACCAGAATGCGCAGGGAAATGCACTGAACGCGGCGAGCCTCGCGCCGGGCCTGAATCAGGCTGGCTACTACGGCTATCAGCAGCAGCTCGGCGCAGGCCAGACGCAGCAGCAGACGGACCAGAATCAGCTGAGCGGCGCCTATCAGCAGTGGTACAACCAGGCGTATTCGCCGTACCAGCAATTGGGCGTGCTGCAAAGTGCGCTTCAGGGTGCTCTTGGCAACGGCTCGCAGGGCATCACGACGTCGACGCAAAGCGGCGGATCGAATGCCGCAGGGCTGCTCGGCGGCGGGTTGGCGCTTGGCGGTGGCTTGCTGAAGATGTTCGGCTAAGGAGGCGCGATGTCAGGTGCATTTGGCGGCGCTCTCAGCACAGACAACCAGGATTCGCCCGTCGGCAAGATCGCGGAGCCGATCCAGAAATGGACGGACCCGCTTTCGTGGATCACTGGCGGAAAGTGGGCGGACTGGACGTCGAAAGACATCCCGAAGGCGACGAATCAGGTTCTCGAGCCGATAGCTAAACCTCTGAACACGTTTGATCAGCAGGTGAATCCCCTCCGCAAGATCCCGATCGTGAACAACATCGGCAATCTCGCTGCTGCGAAACCTGGCGATGCGATCGGACTTGCGATCGGCTCGGCATTCACGGGCGGCGCGCTCGGCGGTGCATTGGGTGGCGCGGAGGGCGGGGCCGCTGGCGGTGCGGGTGCTGGCGCGGGCGCAGGTCTCGGCGCTGCTGATGCTGCGGGCGCAGCTGGTGGCGCTGGTGGTGGTCTGTCTAGCCTGTTCGGAATCGGCGGCGCGGATGCTGCTGGCGCTGGCGCGGGCGGACTCGGTGGCGCTGGCGCGACAGGCGTGTCTGGCTTTCTCGGCGGTCCCGCTGCATTCGGCGATGCTGGCCTGACGGGCACTGTATCTGCCGGCGGTTCCGGGCTAGGCACTGCGATGGGTGGCGATCTCGGCGGCGCGCTCGGTTCTTCGCCGACTGGCCTCTTTAGCGGGCTGCTTCCCGGCGGCGGCATGACTGGCACGTCAAGCGGCGCGTTGGGCGGCGGCTTGTCCGGTGAGACGGCAGGGCTTTCGAATATCGGCGGCGCATCGATGGGCGGTTACGGAAGCATGCTCCAGAATCTGCTCAGCCAAGGGCAACAACAGTTGCAACAGCAACAGAACGGCCAGCAGCGTCAGAACACGGGCTGGCAGCCGCAGAATGGCGCGCGCGCACCGTACCGCGCCGGCAACGTCAGCTTCGTTCCTCAATCTGGCATCACGCTTCCGTACACGCTCAGCAGTGGCAGCGCTGATTCGCTTCTTCAGCAGATCATCAAAGCCGCTCAGTCGAACCCGTCGGGCTTCAATCAAGGTTAAACATGGGTCTCCTGGATAATTTCACGCAGTGGGCGCAAACGCCGCAGGCTCAACCTGCCGCAGATGGTCTGCTTGCCGCTGGGCTTGGCATTCTGGCGCGCAATCGCGGACTGAATTCGGGGCTCGCGGCTGTCGGTCAGGGCGGCTTGGATGGCCTTGCGCAATACCAGCAATCGAAGCAGTTGCAGATGCAACAGCAACTTCAGAACGCGCAGTTGCAGCAGCTTGGCTATCAGCTGCAGAACAACAAGCTGTTCTTCGACGCGGCAAAGAACTACTTGAATCGCGCTGGCGTCGGTCCGCAGGGTGTCGGGTCTGTTCCGCAGGCGCCCGCTGGTGCAACGGATGCGGGTGGTGTGGCGTCCGGCTCTGATGCATCCGGGGCGGGCGTACAGTCGTATCCAGTCCCAATGGGGGGTGCCGCGCCGCAAATGGCTCAGCCCGCGACCTTCCAGCAAGGCGCGCCGACGGCAAGCCAACAGCCGCAAATGACGCCGCAAACCGGCCCGCGCGCGCCTGATCCGATCTTCGGCAACCTGCCGGATGGCCTGATTGGACTCGGGCTGCTGCGCGATCCGAACAAGCTCCTCGAAAACGCGATGTCGCAGTACGCGCCGACCGACATCCAGAAGCAACTCATCGCTGCAGGATATAAGCAAGGTTCGCCCGAATACACCGCTGCGCTGAATAGCGTCATTAAGAAAGCCGGTTACATCGCGCCGACGGAAGGCCGCCCGGGTGGCTGGACGATCAGCCCGGACGGCACGCGCACATGGAATCCGGACGTGCCGAAGGGCGCCGTTCCTGTCACCGATGCGCAGGGGAATTTCGTGGGCGTTGCGCCGATGGCCGGCGCTGCAGGCGTGACGGCAGCGCAATCCCGCGCTCAGGCATCCGGCCCGGCGGGATTCAACCTGAAAGAGGTTTGGAACCCGCAAACCGGCCAGATGGAGTATCAGCCCACGACGAATATCGCCGCAGCCGCTGAGGGCGGCGTGGCTGGTGCGACGACGCCGGACCAGCGCGCGATTGTGCAGACGGAGAGCAACGGCAATCCCAACGCAGTGTCGCCGAGGGGCGCCCAAGGTGCTTGGCAGGTGATGCCTAACACGCAGATGAATCCGGGCTTCGGCGTTCAACCGGCGGCGAACAATTCGCGTGCGGAGCTCGATCGTGTCGGGCGCGATTACTACGGCGCGATGTTGCAGCGCTACGGCAATCCCACGCTTGCCTCGGTTGCGTACAACATGGGCCCGGGTGCTACGGACAACTGGCTACAGAGCGGCGGCCAGTTTGAAACTCTTCCGCAGGAAACGCGCAACTACCTCGGCAAAGTTTCGCTTCTCACGGCGATGAACGGTCGTGGTCAGCAGCAGTCACCTGCTCCACAAGCCACGGCTCCGCAAGGCGGTCCGATGGCTGCCGCTGCGCCTCCGGGATACGCGCAGGGCGCTGAAGGTATGGCGAAGGATAACGCCGCGGCGTACAGCAACCTTCGTAACCTCGCGTCGACATCGGGAGACCGCCTCAACACACTCGACAATATGATGGCGCTCGCGCAGGGCACAACGAAATTCGGCCCTGGCTGGGATCAACGCCTGGACCGCATCGCGAATCTGAACAGTTTCCTGCCGCCCGGTATGCAGCTCGGCGGGGATGACACGGCCAACGCGCAGATCCTGCAAAAGTACATGTCGAACCTCGCGCAGCAGTATCAGAAGGCGCTCGGCGGCACGGGCACGGATGCGCAATTGGCGACGGTCCTCAAGGGCACGCCTAACCCGGACATGCTCAATAAGGCGATGGTCGAAGTGATTCCGAAGCTGAAGGCGCAGGAACTCGCGCTGCAGGCGAAGACGAACGCTGCTGATCAATGGCTGGCGCAGAACGGCAACAACCCGGCTGGCTTCAACAAGTTCGAAAGCATGTGGCGCCAGAACTACGATCCACGCGTCTATCAGATGCAGCAGATGTCGCCGACCGATCGTCAAGCGTTTCTCAAGCAACAGCCGGATGCGTCAGCGCTGCGCGCGAAGACCGCGACCGCTCTTCAGAATGGATGGGTGCAATGACGGCTGTTGATGATTGGCTCGGAACCGGCATGGGTACGCCGTCGAAGACGACGACCGTTGATCCCGTGGACGCATGGCTCGGTGCTGGCACGCAACCAGCGGCGTCAGCGCCTGTCGCTGCCGCGCCTGCAGCGGCACCCGGTGCCGCCCCTACGTCGTCCAACCAACCGGCGCCGGTCAATGGATTTCTGATGGGCGTGGGCGACGTAGCAAAGGGCACGACTCAGGGTATCGTGCATGGTCTGTCGTGGCTCGCAGACAAGGTCGCGCCTGACTCTCAATTCGCGAAGGACGCCCGCGCGGCGTTGCCGCAGATGCAGCAGGCTATCGACCAGCAGAATGCGTCATACGAACAGGCCAGGGCGGCTCGGCAACCGCAAAACCTCTCTGGCCTGATCACTGGGCAAAAGGCTGCCCCCGGAATCGATTGGGCGCGCATCGCCGGAAATGCTGTGGGTACCGCCCCAGCTATGATGATCGGGCCTGAGTTCGCGGCTGCTTCGCTCCCGGCAAAGATCGGTATCGGCGCGGCACAAGGAGGGCTGGGCGCGGCCATGATGCCGACCACTGGCAACTCAGACCTGTCGTATGCACAGCAAAAGATGCTCCAAACGGGAATCGGGACAGCGCTAGGTGGTGCGCTGCCAGCCGGGTTCGCTGGCGCCCGTGCTGGCCTCAACTCGTTAGGCGGCGTGCTGAATCCGGTCCTGCGACCCGGCCGGTTCGTCGGTCAAGGGATCGGCGATGCGCTTTCCCCTCAAGACGCAGCAGCAGCGGCCGCTAATATTCGGAATGCGCCGCAATACGTCCAGGACTCGCTGCCGACCACTGCGCAAGTCGCGGGCAGCCCATTGCTTCTGCAAACCGAAAAGGCTGCAGCAAATGTGCCGTCGATCCGCGGTGCCTTCGAGCAGCGTGGGCTGGATAACAACAATGCTCGGTGGGCCGCGCTGAACGCGATTGCCCGTACTCCTGCCGATCTGGATGCGGCGGTTGCGGCCCGAGAGGCTGCTGCCGGTCCTGCGTATCAGACCGCTCGAGCCCAGAATTACACGGTCGACCCCACGATCGAAGCGTTGATGAATCGGCCGGCCATGCAGGACGCGCTGAACCGCGGCTTGACTATCGCACGCAACGAGGGAAATCAGGGGATCATTCCTGCCGTGCAGGCTCAACCGGCGCAGCATGCGAACGTTCAGACAGGCGGCATCGGTTTCAACGGACAGCCGCTTTTCCAGCAGGTCCAGATTCGGCCGGCTATGCCCGGGCAGCCGGCGCAGGTGTCGGGCGATGTCCTGCATTATCTGAAGCTCGGACTCGACGATCTGCAGCAGAGTGCGCGCGAAAACACGCGGCTTGGACCTTCCGAGCGCAACGCCATTAACACGGCGCAAACCGATTTCTTGAACTGGCTTGATAACGCTTCGCCAGATTACGCGCATGCCAGGCAGGCTTACGCCGCGAATTCGCCTCCAATCAATTCGATGCAGGCAGCGCAGCAGCTTTCGGAGCAGATGTCGGGTCTGGGTCGTTCGGCGAACGTCAATCAGCAGCCAATCCTTACGGCTCAATCGTATGCGCCGGCATTGGCGCGTGCGCTGCGGAGTCAGGAATTCGGCATTGAGCCAGGCGCACAACAGGGGCTGGAGAATATCGGACGTGATCTGCAGCGAGCGACGATTTCGAACTCGATGCGCTCGCCTGGATCGGATACGGGCTACAACCTCGCTGCTCAGGGGTGGCTCGCGCGAAACCTTTTCGGGCCTGACTTCAGCGGGGCGACTGGGATAGGCAAAACGGGCGCTGCCGCTGCTGCGCTACTCGCTGGACACCCTCTTGCGGCGGGCGGCATCTTCGCTGGCGGCAAAAAGGTCGGGCAGATGGTCGGAGACAGGTTGCAACAGCGCCTGGGCGATTACCTGCTCAATCCGGATACGCTACTCCCGTACCTCGATGCTCGTGCTGCCGCGCCGGCCGGTCAGGCGCTTCCAGGCCCTCTCGTACAAGGGCTCCTTAACTATGGCCGTCCAGCCGTGTTGGGTGGGCTTCTTGGTCAGGTCGTAAATTCCGGCGCACAGCCCTAGGAAAATTGCGACACCAAGTTTTATCAATCCAAGCTGAATAATCTGTTCGTACATGAGCAGACCCCGGGTTAGTGCGGGGATTGTAGCCGAATCAGACCAAGCCGCCATCGAGCGGCTTTTTTATTTTCCGGGGAACCGATGGACGCCCATCAACAGGTAATCGCCGCGATCAACGGGCTGAAGTCCGATCTTGATCAGCGGCACGGCGAAAACATCACGGCGCAGGCAGTTACAGACGCAAAGGTCGTCGAACTGCTCCGCGGCGTCGATGACCTCAGGAGGGCATTTCCTGATGGGGACTGGGACGGGCACCGGCGCTATCACGAGGCGGTAATCAGGCGCATGGAGGCACGCGCGCAGTTCTACCGCGATCTCAGCGGACATCTGATCAAGGGCGGCGCATGGGCGCTGATTGTTTTTCTCGCATGGGCCAGTTGGCAGGCCATCAAGACAAAGGTGACATCGTGAGTATCAGACTCGTCGACGACTGGAAGAACGTCTGGAAATACAGTTCGACGCGGCTCGCCGCAATTGGCGCTGCGATTGCAACGGCAGGCCCGGCACTGGACGCATGGAACGTCGTGCCAGACACGCTGAAGAGCATGCTGCCGGCAAAGCTTGGTGCCGCGATGCCGCTCGTGATCATCTTCGCGGCAATCATCGCGGCCCGCCATGTGACGACTGCCGCGCCGACAAGCGAGACGACGAATGCCGACGCCGCAAAACAGTAGGCCGCGCGGTCGTGCCGCGCTTATCGCGTCGATCGGTGCGACTGCAGCCGCGGCGCTGATCAGTCTGACGTCGGGGCAGGAGGGCGTTTCGCTCACTCCGTATAGCGATCGGCTCGCTGGGAACGTCGAGACCGTCTGCTTTGGCGACACCAACGCGGACATGCGCGCCTACACGCTTCCTGAGTGCAAAGAGATGTTGGCCGGAAGCCTCGCAGGCTATGCGCAGGCCGTACGCGACGCGACGCCCGGGTTCGACGGTCTGACTGATGGCCAGAAGGTCGCGGCGATCGATCTAGCCTACAACGCAGGCATTGCGAACTACAAGGGCTCGACGCTGCGCGCAATGTATGCGCGGCGCCAGTTTCCGCTCGCGTGCGAGCAGTTCCTGCGTTGGCGTTTCGCCGGCGGCCGCGACTGCGCGATCGCATCCAACCGCTGCGGCGGAATCTATAAGCGGCGCCAACTCGAACGCGCCACTTGCCTGGGAGAACGATGATGCTCGCATTCCTGAAACTGGCGTGGCCGTATCTGCTTGCAGCAGCCATCGGCGGCGCGCTTGGCTATGAGATCGAAGCAAAGATCCTCGGCGCGCAGCTTGCGAACGAACGGGCGGCGCGCGCGCATGACGACGAGCAGCACGCCAACGATCTCAATGCGATTTCGAAGGCCGCGCTCGACGCGGAGCAACGCGCTATCGATGCGCACACGGTCGCGGAAGGGAAGATTGCCGCGATGGATCAGCAACTGACGCAGGAGAAAGAAGCTCATGAAGCCGACAACGCTCGCAATCGTGCTGCTATCGCTGACGGCACTCGCCGGCTGCGCATCGCAGTGTCCAACTTCCGTCCAGCCAGTGGCAACGAAGCCGGTACCGGCCCCGGCGCCGGCAGCGTGGGCGATGGTGCCGGTGGCACAGCCGAGCTATCACGACCGTTTGGACTCGCTCTTTTCTCCATCGTCGACGACGCCGACAACGACGCCCGCGCAAAGGCCGAATACCTCCAGCGGTACGTCTGCATCCTCCAGCAGCGCGGACTGATTGAGGGCAACTGCAGCACGCAGTAACGCCGAACTCATAAGCATCAACAAGCCACCTTCGGGTGGCTTTTTTATTGGGTGATCACATGCCGATCCCGAGCAGCATTAACGACCTCGACGTCAATCCAAACAACAACTCTCCGCAAGGCTCGGAGACCGTCGGCCCGAATGCGAACGGCTATCTGCAGGCGCTCGGCGCGTTTATCAAGCAGATCTATACGGGCTCGGTTAAGCCGACGGCGACGGTCGATTTCAACGCGCAGAAGATCACGAATATCGCCAACGGCGACACGTCGAGCACGAGCAAGGATGTGCTGACGGGTGCGCAGGTGCGCGCGCTTGCCTACAAGGTCGGCGAGCAGCGCATGTGGCACGGCGCGATTGCGAATATCGCGAGTGTCTGGGGACCAGGATGGCAGCTCGCAGACGGCACGAACGGCACTGCTGATTGCCGCTTGCGGTTTATCGTCGGTGCGGACGGCACGACTTATGCGCCCGGCGCTACCGGCGGTAACGATTCCGTAACGCTCTCCGTCGCGCAGCTTCCGGCTCACAGTCACGTTGTCAATGACCCTACTCACAACCATGCGCATAGCGATCCCGGGCACTCTCATGGATATTCAGATCCGGGACATGCTCATGCGTCACAGGGCAACGGATTCTGGGTCAGTCCGCCGTCGGGGGGATTTGCGTCAGGCGCCTCTGGTCCCGCTGCTATGTCTCAGACTTCTCTGACGCAAGCTGCGGGAATCGGCATCACGATTGGATCAGCCGCCACAGGCGTGACGAATCAGGCGGCAGCCACCGGGATCACGCTCCAGAATACCGGGACCGGCGCGGCAGTCGACATCCGCCCGAAGTACTACGCGAGTTGCATCATCGAATACACAGGGATCGGAGCCTGATATGTGGCAATTCGTCCAAGGCTCAACGTTTCAGGTGGTCGGCAATTTCCAACTTGATGGCGACACGCAGGACATGACGAATTGGTCCGTCGTCGCGCAGATCCACGACTCCACCGGTAAGACGCTGATCGCGAATCTCACGCCAACGTGGCTCGATCCGACGACTGGCCTTTTGCAACTCGCCGGCGGTGACTCGTCGTCGTGGCCCGTCGGGAAAGCGCGCATCGATCTGGCCGTGCGTGATCCGTCTGGCAATCAGTACGTCAGCCAACCCGACTTCTTTCGCGTGATCGACACGCCACTGCCCGTATGAACCAGTTCACATTCATCATTCGCGCCGACGATACGTCGACGCTCGAGCTCAAGCTCGGGCAGTACATTCCCACAGCAGCGCCGGAAGCGGCGGCAAGTGCTGCAGCAGCCGCGGCTAGCGCGGCAGCGGCAGCAACATCGGAGACCAATGCGGGCGCGAGCGCCACCAGCGCAACAGCATCCGCCGCCAGCGCTTCGACGTCCGCCACAAACGCGGGGGCGAGCGCTACGGCAGCGTCAGGCAGTGCGACGTCTGCTAGCGGAAGCGCCGCGACCGCGACGACGCAGGCCACGAACGCAGCGAATAGCGCGACCGCCGCAGGGGCGTCAGCAACCAATGCTGCGAATTCCGCAACGGCGGCCGCAACGAGTGCATCGAACGCCGCGGCGACGCTGGCCAATGCGCTGGTGAAGGCGAACAACCTATCAGACGTTTCGAACGCGGCGACAGCGCGATCGAATCTCGGGCTCGGCTCGGCGGCCACGCAGAACACAGGGACCAGCGGCGGGGCCATTCCGCTGCTCAACGCCGCAAACACATGGGCGCTTCTGCAGCAGTTCACAACGCGCCCGACCTTCAACGGCCAGACGCCGTGGGATGCGGCCAATCTTCCTATCACACTTGATGCTGCAAACAATATCAAGGTCCCGGGCGTTGTTCAGCAGAACTTCGCCGCTGCGCACCTGAACGGTTTCATAGACGGAAACTTCGATTTTTGGGACGTGAGCACCACGTTCTCCGTCGGCGCGGCGGACATGTACACCGCGAACGTGTGGATTGCCAACGCGGGCACGGGCGGCGCGGCAACCGTCTCGCAAAATACGCGAACACTCGGCAGCGAACCGGCGTACATGAAGCGCGGTTCGAAGTATCGCTACTCCCACCAGCAGACGACGGGTGCTTCCACTAGCCCGACAGTCGGCCAGAAGATTGGAGGCGTCGAGAAGTACAACGGGCAGAGCGTCACCGTTCAAGCATCTCTGCAATCTGCGGCTGCCGCGAATCTCGTCGTCGGTGTTCGCTATACGCAATCTTTCGGGACAGGCGGAAGCCCTTCGGCATCGGTGGCCGCGACGACAGCCGTTACCTGGAACGTCACCACGACAGAGCAAAAATTCAGTGCGCGATTGGATATTCCATCGATCAGCGGAAAGACGCTCGGTTCGAACGGTGATGACAGTCTGCGCATCGATTTGCTGCTGGCAACTGGCGCGACCTTCACACTCTTTGCTGACCAGCTGCAGATCGAAGAATCGCTTGCGACGTCCAGCGCGAACACGACTGGAACGGGCGGCGCACCGTCAGTCTTCGAGTATCGCGGCCCTGTCGCGGAGCGCGATCGCATGAGCCCTTACGCGCAGGTATGGGGGCCATTCACTGCCAACGCGACTGTCAATGGCGTTACCACCGGCACAACAAACGCGTTCTCTTTCAACGTTTTGAGCAAGCCGCTTCGCGTCACTCCAACGTGCTCCATACTGGGCGGCAATTCCCAATATGCCGGCGCTGGCTCGTGGGCTAATGCCACGGTAACCGGTACATCACCGACGGCCTTCTATCTGGGATCAAGCGGTTCCGGCGGTACGGCGGGTGCAGCCTCCTACTTCACCTTCACCGCAGTTGGGGCGCGTGTTTTCCTCGATGCGCGCTTATAGGGCAAACCATCATGGCCGACATTCAGTTCAAGCAGTACCGCAACCCGTTCAGCGGCGAAATCGATCCGACGCGCATGTGGTACACGGATCCTGATGGAAACCTCTGGAACATCATCGAAGGTTCGTGGCAGTGGAACGAGATCTACCTGCCTTGGCTCGCGGCGGGCAATACGCCGCTTCCAGCCGACTGACGCTGGGCCGCTGATCGACGGCGCGGCTTGAGCGAAAGCGCCGGCCGCTCGATAAGGTGCCACGACGCGAACGCCAGGCACACGGTGATCGCAAGTGACACCGGCATGTACTGATAGACGCTCCAGCGCGCGCCCGTCGCCAATATCAGCGTTTGCTGAGTGATGAAGGCGTAGATGTAGATGCCGTAGGAGATGTCGCCGAACCTTCCGAAGCGACGAAGCACAGGCGTGGACGCTTCGCCGCACACGATGGTGAGGGAGGGGAGCATCAGCCAAAGTGCGACGAAGTAGTGTCCTCTCCAAGCCGTTACGGCAGAAAAAATGAGAGCACATAGCAGCAGTGTTTTCGACCTCCATATCCAGACGCTCTTGAACATCTGGATTAGCGCGCCAGCGCTAAAGAAAAGACCGAGGTCGAGCATCCAGATGCGTGCAGCATTTAGCTCTGAATGTTTGATTCCAAACCTGTACAGCGCCAACAGTGCAACGGCTGCGAGGCACATCCGGCGGCTGCGCATCATTCCGACCAGTCCGACAGCTCCCATTAGAACGTAGCACACGATCTCATAAGGGATGCTCCACAGTGAGCCGTTTGCCGCCTCTGGAAACGGGTTTGATTCGAATGCGCCGGGCATACCGAAATGTGGCCTGAAGCGAATAATCCACAGGTATTGGCGCGGGTCGTGTGTTCCGAAATATTCGGCCGGACGCAGGGTGGAAACGATGGGGCCGAGCACGAATACGGATAGTGCGATCGCCACCACGAGACCGGGAATGAGCCTGAGAGAACGCCGCGCGGCGAAGCGCGATATGTTCGGATCATCTACCCAGCTTTTTGTAACAAGATATCCGCTGATCACAAAGAACATGAAGACGGCAACCGTGCCGATTGTCATGCCCGGATAGATCTCCGGCTGCGGCAGCTGCAGCAGCGCAAACTGGTGGCTCACGAGAACCATCGTGGCCGCAATGATCCGCAAACCGTCGAAATTATTCGTAAGATTTTTCATGCGGCGAGTCTAGCTTAAGTCGCCCACGGCGCACCTGATTTCGCGCACGACGTCGCAGGCTAGCCACAACGACGCCTCCATGAATGCCGGCGGCATGTCGTCTGACTTCGCCGCGTGGCTCATTGCCACAAGCAGCCCCTCCAGTTGTATCGCCTTTACGGTGATCGCGTCCACCGCGTCCGCCACCGTCCGCAAGGCGGTGCCTGCAGTTTCCATAGATGCTTCGTCACAGTCCATTTTCACGCCACACCTCCAGTAAGTGTTGGCATTCTAGAGGCGATGACGATTTAACAATCCGGCGAAGAAAGGGCTTTTGAGGTGGCAATTGTACGGCTTTAATGGCGATGGTAGCGCCCCATTTGCCGCCCGAATAGAATCGCCGGCATGGCCGACGATCCGATCCTGAAGACATCATTCCGAATCCCTCGCAGCGTTCACGCCGAGGTCGAGCGTGCTGCTGAACAGGCGGGATTGACGGTGAATGGCGAGGTGGTCTACCGACTGAAGCATGACCCTCGAGCAGAGAGCGGTCCGGCGATCCTCGCGCAGATTGAGGCGAGAGATACAGCCATCATTGATGGCTTGAGAAAGCAGATTGCCGCCCTCTGGGGCGCACTGGATCGTGCCAACGTAACACTGGAGCACGTTGCGTCCGCAATGGCCCAGGTGAAGCCGGATACAGAGGCTGCGGCGCTGAAGAAGGAAGTTGAGTTCGCGCGCGAGCTGATCGCCGCGCTAAGCGCACACCGTTGAAGTTGGCGTAATTACGCCAGATTTACGCCAAACTTAGTGCGGAGCCTTGTCAGATAAGGCATTCCGGCCTGGTCTTGGTCCCCCCGACAGGAATCGAACCTGTATCTAGCGCTTAGGAGGCACTCGTTCTATCCATTGAACTACGGGGAGAGCAACATTTTCACGGGGTGGATCGGAGCCTTGCTGCTATTGGCTTCGGCCTTACTCCGTGGGCGTTTTCGGCATTTTAGCTTCTTCCTAAATGAAGCGCCGTGACAGCCTGTGAACCGTAATTTACCGCCGTCCCTGCTACACTTCTGCTACAAATTTGCGCTGTAGCACTGAAAACTGATCTGGCACTGCTACAGTTTTTCGAGACGGGGAAATCATGGCTTCCATCTTGCCTGTGGGCAAGCGCTGGCGTGCCCAAGTGCGAAAGCGCGGGCAGAGTATAGCAAAAACGTTCAAGACCAAAAGCGCCGCCGAAGCGTGGGCGCGCGAGAAGGAAGTCGAGATCGAGAAAGGCAGCAACGCGGCCAGCGCCGAGACGGTGACGGTCGGCGATCTCATTAGAAAGTACCGGGAGGCACGTGACGAGTCGGGGCGTGCCGTCAAGCCGAAGTCGAATGAAGACTACATCCTCTCCCGGCTGAACGACGCGTTTCAAAGTAACTTGGCCTCGCGGCTCTCGACTCAGGATGTCGTCAAATTCGCTCAGGGCAGGCGCAAGTCGGGCGCGGGCGAGTACACCGTCGACATGGATATCTCGAAGCTCGGCACAGTGATGCGGCACATGGCGTCGCTGCTGGCTATCACGTTGCCCGATGTTATCGGTGCTGCGCGTCCCACGCTGCATCACCTGCATCTGATCGGACCGGGTATCAAACGCGACCGTCGACCAACGACGGAAGAAATAGAGAAGATCTTCGCCTGGTTCGCCGAGCATCCGGAGCGGCAGCAAGCGATGCCGGATCTGTTGCGCGTGGCGATGCAGTGCGCCTTTCGGCGTGGCGAACTGTTCCGGCTTCGGTGGGAAGATGTCGACGTCGAGCGGCACCTGGCGCTTGTGCGTGACCGCAAGCATCCGCGCCAGAAACTTGGCAACAACGAATGGATTCCGCTTATCGGTGACTCGTTCGAGGTCATCCAGCGTCAGCCGCGCTATCCCGTTCCCGAAGGCTATGCCGAAAAGCGTTTGGCCGACCCCTCATTGCTTCCGCACAAAAACGAGTATATTTTTCGCTTTTCGCCCAGCACGGCCAGCAAGTATTTCAAGGAAGCGTGCGATTCGAAGGGCATTGTTGACTTGCATCTACACGATCTGCGGCATGAGGCGACGAGCGCACTCTTCGAGGCGGGATGGGAAATTCCCGAGGTGGCAACGGTGACCGGCCACAAGGATTGGCGAAACCTGAAGCGCTACACCAACCTTGATCCGGCGCAGGTCGCAAAAAAAGGGCGGTTGAAACTTGTTCAGTCCGCTTAAATCCGAAAAATGATTGTTTCCCAACAAGTTGGTGATATGCCCGATAACGAAAAGAAACTGGGAATTGAGAGTGTCGGAAAGATCGCGACCTTGGCCGCTTCGCTTAGTCTTCCAGCATCCGTCATTTTCGATTGGGGATATTTTCAAGCGTTGAATATCCCGATGCGAGAGGTGCCATCGTCACTCATCGATCACGCGAAGTCTGCTGTCTATTGGTTTCCGCTTGCACTCTTCGTCGCATGCGGATGGATGGCATTTCACATATTCTTGGTGCGATTCACCGCAAACACCATTCTGAATCGGCCTCGTCCTCGAACCGTTTTGGAAATAAAAGACTTCCGTGCCGTGGAGCCGCGGTTGACATTTATTGCGCGTGTAGCGCTGTCGTTTGGCGGGTTGCTTGCGGTGGGTGCGGCTCTCGCATATGTGTTGTTCGGTGACGTGCTGTTTCCTCTAGCAATTTTTGGGTTTTCATTGATTTGGGTCTCGGTGATTATGTGGATGCTCATGCATCCAAGCGTGATCACCCGATGGTCCGTCGAGATCGTATTCGTGATGATGTTCGCACCATCTGCCGCATTTTCGCTGTGGGGGATAGGATACAACTTTGGGCTTTACGCCAATTTTGCGACGCCAAATACTGAAATAACGCTGGCCGGCCAGAGCGCGGTCCAGCCAGTCTTCGTGATTCGATATTTTGATAAGGGCGTGTTAGTGCGCACGCGCTCCGATGGTGTCGAGTTTTTTCAATGGTCGAATATTGCAGCCATAAATTCTTCTCATCGCCATAAGGAAAACCAAGGCTTGCTTTGTAGCTACCTGAAGCGATGCGGCGTTATCGGAACTGTACGAGAAAGATACGCTTCTCAGGATTGAGTCGAATGGTAGGAGGGTGTGCGCCTCGCGAATTGGAGCGCACGCCCCGTAGGCTAGTCACTGTGCCGCACGAGCTTTTGCTTTTTCCGACATGTCGTCAAGATAATCGGCCACGGAATCGTACGAGGCGTAACGTGCCGCGCCTTCCTTGTACGTCGGAATAGGGAACGTCTCGGCGCTTACCTGATTCCGGATGGTGCCTTCGGACATGGCCAGCAGAATTGCAAGCTGGCCCATTGTCAGGCGTGGACCGAATTTTTCGAGAATGTACGCGCGGGTGAGCAGGCTCATTTCATTGCTCCGTAAAGCTGTGTTGCATGCATCTGCATAGCGGCTAGCGTTGCAGCAGCTGAAAATTTGAAAGCAGTGGGACGGGCAGGTGATTCGCCAAAGAGGCACCAATGTTCATCTATCCGGCCGCGTCGGCTGCGGGCTTTGTAGCACTCGATGAGTTGCGCATCGCGCAGCGTCGTCAGCCCGGTGTCGATTGCGGCCAGCGCCGCTCCTAGGCCAGTGATGATGCGCTTCTTGGGCATATGACCGTCGCTGCGCAGGAGCGCAACAATGTCGGCCTGCAAAGTTACTTGGTCGCGGATCCAGAGACGTCGTACACCGCCTTCGACGGCTGCGTAGCGACCTTCATTGCCTGCGAATGGTCTAATGCCGCGTTGCCGCGTCTGGACCTTACAGATAGGTGTCTGCGTGCTAGGATTTGGCTCCATATTCTCCGGAGCGATGTGATGGACGACAGTTTTCAGATTTCCGCCCCGGTTACCCCCACGACCGGCGATTACCTGTCCTTTACGATCCTCGACGGGAGCCGTGAACGCTCTGGTCGAATAACAGGGACTGCGCTCGCGCTGTTGGATGGCGACGATGACCCACGGGCTATCTTCCTCGTGAACATTGAGCGAATCCGTAGTGCCGCATTCGCTGTTTGTCGTCGGAACCCCAGCATTGATGTCGTAATCGTGGGCAGTGGCGATATAGGAACGTGAGCTTTTCATCATCGCGACACCGTCATTTCCCTGCCGACCGCAGCGCGCGGTCTAGCATCATTAATCCCGTTTCGATCTGAATGCCGGCAGCGTCGGCCCATTTGCGAGCCTCCTGCGCAGCCTTGTGCCGGCTATAGCTGCCTGTCTCGTCGCGCATGAGGTCGAGTAGCTCGATGTCCGCACCAAGCACGACGACGTCGACCAGCTCGCGGATCTCGATGCGAACGCGCTCGATGCGCGCGAGTGTGACCAGTCGGGGATCCGACTGGTCTTCGTTCAACTGGATAGGGTTGCGACGCGCACGCGTCGCTTCGTTCGTCTGGATCGCTTTGGCGGGCGCGAGCCCGCTGCCTTCGCCTTCGATGTGAAGCTCTGCGCTAGCCGCCAGCGCGAGCCTTGGGCGTTTGGTTTTGGGTTCCCGCTCGCGCGGCAGCGGGAGTGGGGTAGAAGCAGCCGGAGGGCAGGCGAAAAGTGCCGGTTGATCAGTCACGCTTGCCTCCTGCAGCCATCGCTCCAGACGGGAACGGCCACGCGACGTTGCGCGATTTGTCCGTCGCTTCTCGCAGCGCATCCGCTATCGCTTCGTTCCAGTCAGGATCCGGCGCTTGCCAGAGCTTAATCAACCACGAGTGAATGCCGGGTGCCTCTTTCGAATCGCGTTTGCGGGGGTCGTTCATCTCGCGCGTGATGTGCTGGACGGCTGCGCGAATGGCCTGACCACGCGTCGGATATGTCGGCTCGCCTTCCCGAAGCGTGCAGGGGCTCGATCCGGATCCCGTGCCGATCGAATACGACGTGCTGTAGATCCACTGGCCTTCCGCGACATGTGCAATGTGGATCTCGTACGGGTTCTTGCCAGTGCGCTTGAAGAGCGGCGCTTTGATCGTCTCGTGACGCGTGTACACGCCGTGTTCATTGGGTGTCGCGATCTTTTGGCGTCCTGCGCGTCCCGCTTTCGACGGGATGGTGTCGAGCAGATCCGTGAGGGGTGTGAGGGCCGCGTGCACGCCCGCGATCGTGCCGGGGGATAGCTTGCCGAACAGCGGGTCATGCAGAACCGATTGCAGCGCCTGCAAAAGTTGCTTTGCCTGCACTTCAGTGATCTTCTTCGGTGCCGTGGGTGCCGCCGGCTTGCTGAGATGTTTCTTTGTGACCTTGGTCTTACCTGCTGCCTTTGCGTCGACGAGACCCTTCTGGAGTCGTTCAAGGGCTTTCTCACCGCCGTGTGCGCGGATTTCCTCGATAGCGAGCGTGGATGCGACGGCACCGTCACGCACGAGCTTATGAACCCCTACAGGCGCGTTCGCCAGCAGCAGGCAGTCACGGATCGTCTGATCGGTGATGGTCAGGCGCGAGCAGATGGTCGCATTGTCTTCGCCGAGTGCCTGCAGCTCGACGATCTTCTCGGCCAACTGAAGGGGCGTCAGCTTCTCGCCGTCGTTGTTGACGATGCCGGCGTAAATGAGGTTGGTGCGCGTGACCGACTTTGCCTCGTCGATGATGCAGGGCAGGCGGTCGATTTCCTTGCCTTCGCTGATCGCGAGCAGTGCCCCGTGATAACGATGCTGGCCTTCATAGACGAAGATACGATCTTCGCCGCCCACCTTGCGGACAAAGCATCCGAGCGGCTTCTTGCGGTCATAGCCGTTGGCTTTGATCGAATCGGCGACCTTGCGCACGCGGGTGGGATCGAGCGGACGAACATTGTCTCGAGGGTCGTAATGGATCTGATCGGGCGGAACGGTCCAGAGGTCGGACGAACCGCCGCCGGCGGCTTTGATCGCGGCTTTGGTGTTGCCCGTGACGATCATCGCGTCGAGGACAAGCGGGTGGGTTTTAGCCATGATGGATTTCTCCAACGTCAGCGAAGGTTGCGTCGGGGTAGACGAGACGGGTTCCGTGAAACGTGGCGATAGGAGCGCCTGCCAGCCAGTAGACGAGGCGCTCATCGGCGTAGCGAACAGCCTGACGAACGACGTCGGCTCGAACCAGCATCTGCAGGTCTTCGCGAAGCGCGGTGCGATCTGCGTCGGGCAGCGCGGCTTGGATGTCGTCGATCGTGCGCGGCGTAGCCTCGCTCGCGAAGAGCGAGATCAGTGCCTTGCAGATCGCGGAGAGATCATTGGGCATGACGCCTCCCGGAGATGCTCAACATGCGACGCGCGAGCAACGGGCGTGCGAAACAGAAGCTGCAGAACGCGGCGACGAGAGCAACGGCCACTTTGCCGGCGGTCACACCAGCGGCCAGCCAAAGAACGGAGTCGGCAAAGCCGAAGAGTGCGCCGATGTAGCGCCGCTCGCTCCGGCCCGTGAGGAACCACGCGGCGGCGCAAGTGAAGATCGCGATCAAGAGGGCGAAAATCATTGCGCGGCCTCCGTGTCGGGCTGGGGAGCCAACGTTTTTGCGACCGCGTCGCTGCACTCCACGACCACGCGAACCCGAGTCTTGGGCTTTCGCAGCAGCGCTTTGCTCAACTTGCCGTCGAGTTTGGTGTCTTCGACGACCCATCCACGCGCGATCAGAGCCGCAACGGCGCGATCACCGCCGTCGCTCATAATGCTGAAGCCAAGATGAAGCGCTTTCTTGTCAATGTGACCCGTGGCAGGAAGCCAAGGGACGATGCACATCGTGTAGCGGTCGTAGCCGTAGTAGATCCTTTGCGCGGCCAACGCGGCCAGATCGGGCTCGATGGCGATGATCAGCTTCGAGGCCGCTTTCAGCTGAGCGAGGCGTCGTGCGTGCGCCAGTTGATGCTCCTTGACGATCGCGTCGTACGTCGTGGGATGCTTGTACTCGGTGGGTGCGAGGCGTCGGCGGGTCATGCCGCCTCCTTCGCGCGGCGGGACTTCGCCTTGCCGATCTTGGCGTTGGTGATGGCAGCGTCGGCGATGCGTTTCGCGCTCAGGCGGCGCATCGCCGACGCGCAGTCGTCCTCGCTGGGGTGCGAGATCCACGACGCGACGATGTGTGTGCCGTCCATCAGCATGTACAGGGTGTAGATGCTTCCGAGGAGGGGGCGACGCGCCACAACGTACTTGCCGACCATGATCGGCGTTGTGGGGCGCGGTGCCATCGGGTCGTAGTGAAACGCCGTGCGCAGGCCGATCGTGTCCTTGCGCGTGGATTCCTGGTTAAAAATGTTCTTCGGCATGTTGGCGTTATTCGATGTCGCCAGCGGCGAGACGCTTGCCGTCGGGCGAAGGTTGGTCGGAAGGGTGCTGCTTTTTGCGAAGCTCGGCGCAGTTCGCGAGGCAGATGCGCAGAGCGGGGTTGGTGATGGCGTCGACGGGCGAGCCAGCGATACGACGAAGGCGGTGTTCCTTGGCGATGTCCGCATCGGTGATGGAAGTCCGGTTCGTCATGGCGCTAGCTAGGCCCGGTGGGTGACGTCGGCGTCGGCGAAGTGGTTCAGCACCTTGATTTCCGATCGGACAACCGTGCCGAGAAGTACAGCGACGATGATCAGACCGGCGATAGGAGCGGGGAGCTTTGCGGGGGATTGGTGTTTGCGGCGCTTCGACATGTCACACCTGCGCAGCTGTGTGGCCATTTGCCTGCGGGGTCGCGTTCGGCTCCGGGCTGAACAGATTCAGCGCGATCACGACAGCGGCAACCACAAACGTCAGTCGGTACGCAAACGCCTTCTCAAAGTCACTTTGCGGCTCAGGCCGGGATTCGATCGTCAACGCGCCTTTCGCGCCCCGTTTGAGCCATGCGCGGCGTGCTTTGCCGGCAAGGTCATGTGTGGATTTCATGTTGGTCTCCGTCTCAGCACGCGCAGGGATGGCGCGTGACGAGGCGTAGTATCCCTATCGGGATATTTAATGTCAATCCTTTTGGGGATATCCTGTCGCGGAAATGTTCATCCCCGCCCGCTAGGAAGCCGAGCGTCGGGGCGAAATAACCTTTCGGGGATGGACTAGCTACGCGTTCGTCGTTTCGCGATCCAATCGACGATGAAATGACTTGCGAGCATGAGTAGCGAATCGACCCAGGCAATTTGATTGACGTAGGTCGCGGCCATGAATGCCAACGATATGGCGGTTGGAAGCGCGCTGTAGCCGTGCTGTGTGGTGCGGCGGCGGGGTGTGGCGGAATGCATCCGCACGATGTGTGATAGTCGGTCTAGGGAGTCCGCGACAGGTTGCGCGAAGTCGCGCTCAATGCCTGTCGTCGAGTACTCGACCGACCCATCTGGCAGTACCGAAACCAACGCGATGGCCACGGGGGCCTTGTCATCGTGCGCGCAGACGATGTCATTGAGTCTTGCGCGCACTGTGCGCTGGCGGGAAAGCATGTTCAGTGCGTTTTGGGCTGTCTCCGACGAGGGAAACTTCAGGACCTTACCGCTTGTGCTTGGTGCCGCCTCGGAACCCCGTACTGCTCTCTTCTTTGTTTTCATCGATGCTCAACGTTTGATCTGAAGTTGGACGTTGAGCGGCTCGGCGAGCGCGATCTTGTTGATCTTTGCTCTGGTTCAGAGTCTGGGAAACGGAAAGCGCATGGTCCTCTGATGCTGACGTAGTCATCACGAAGTCGATGTAGCTTTGGATTTTCGCGCGTTCGATCGCCGGAAGGCTTGCGAACCGCTCTCTGTCGATGTGCAACTCCGATTCTGCATCGGCTTCGAGGAGCGTGCCTGGGGACACGCCGATCGCAATGGCCAGCGCGTCCACGATGCCGATTTGGGTGTCTACATTCCCCGCGAGCACTCGCGCCACAGAGCTCTGCGAAATTCCTGCTTTCTTTGCGAGTTTTACTTGGGTATCGATGGCCGGCAGACGGCCCATGTAAGCCCGTACATTGGCCGCAAGCACTTCCCGTAGAGGTTTCCTTTTCATGCGGCTGATATTGCCGAATATGGATAACCTTTGAGGGATAGTTTCTCCGTCATGTCCACTTGAGGAAATATCCCCGAAAGGATATGATGCGCACAATTGCATAACTGTGAGGTTGGAAATGACAACCGAAACAATGTTGGGATCAGTGTTGCGAAACCTTGACGCAACCAGAGGTCGCTGGCCGGAGGTCTCCGAAAAGAGCGGGGTTCCGTATCAAACGTTGACGAAGATTGCGCTCGGCATCGTCGGGGACCCGCGCGTGTCTACGGTCCAGTCGCTCTTCGATTACTTCGTTGCGAATCCCGTGGCGGCCGAGACGGTCGAGCGCTCGTCGTAGCTGTGCCCGCGACCGAACTCGCATCGTACAGACGGGTCGGCGCAGTAAACAGAATGAAAAGCGGTGTCTACAAAGACCAGCTGGGGATCAGATGACCTGCAGATATAGCGGCACAGAGTGGCTCGACGTGTTGTACACGTCAGTCCGTAATACGCCGGGGGGCGTAGCAGATGCGGCGGCGTTTCTGACCAACCGCCGTGGAAAGAGCATCGGAGCCGAATCGTTGCGTCTCCGTTTGCGCGGCGAAGGCGACAACCGGCTCTCGATGGAAATGTTCGAGCTGCTCGTTGAGTGGATGGAAGAAAAGCGTCAGGCGCACTACCTGGACGCCATCCATGCTCTCAACGAGCGGTTTGGGCTTCGGGCCGTTCCAGCCGACGAAGCCGATGATGCGTCCGCCGACAGCGTCGCGATCGACACGCTGGCGATCGCGCAGCAGACCGGCATTCTCGCAAAAGAGGTCAGCGAAGCGCTCAGCGACCGACGGATCAATCCCGGTGAGGCCGACGCGATCGCCGTCGCTGGACGTACGCAGCAACGCATGATCGACAGGCTGCTGCGCACCGTACGTATCGTCAGCAGGCGCGAGCCGTAACGCATCATGCAGTTCCGCCCTGATATGTCGTGCTGCAATCCGCACCGCGAGCGGATCGGGCTCGCCTGCGACCTGAATCAGCAAATCGCATGTGCCGTCTCGGCGCTGCTCTGGACTTCCGAGCACGCGCCCGACGGCGCTCTTCGCATTCTCGTATCCCTTATTCGTGCCTTCCCGCAGAACCTTGCTCTCGTGAGAGACGCATGTGTTCGCGCTCGCCTACTGTCGATGTTCATCGAGCGTGCGGCGCTGGAATGCGCTGCGCTCGGAACCAAGACGGAGCGGCACGAATATCGGGCTCAATTTTCAACGGGGCTGAGCGCTGCAGACCTGCAGCGCTTTGATGACCTAATGACCGCCGAGTGGAAGCGTCTGCGCGGCAAAAAATAAGGAGATCAACAAAGTGACTTTGAAACGCTCATTGAACCGCACGCACCAGAACCGGCTGCGACGTGCCCATCATCACATCGACGCATGGCGACTGCGCCATGCCGGCTCGGATGCGCTCAACCGCTCGGAAATTAACGCGGCACTGCTGTTCTTCGGACTGCGTCAATCAGAACGTCACGCATCTGAATCAGGATCCGGTCGAACAGTTCGTTCGCAACGGGATTCAGATAGTGCAGATCTTCCGGCTGATCCTTCTTGAGTTCGTGCCACCGCTCGAGGTCGTTGACGAAGGTCGGTAAGTCGATCGCGCCCTGCTTCACCAGTGCGCAGATAACCCCGGTCGAAAACTGGCACAGGCCTTCGGCAACCTGTTGTGCCTCGTCGGATTGCAGGAACGGGAAGGATTTCATTTTGTGCTCTCGTGGTGTGTGGAGGGTGCCGCCCGCGAAGCGGTGCCGCCAAGTTTAAAGGAGAACTGCATTGTCAACCTTGGATCAGATCGTGCAGCAACTGGTTGCTGCCGACCATCCTCGGCTTCCGGATGGTCACCCCATTGCTGATGGGAAACCCCACCGGTACGGCCCGAAGCGAAAGCACTGGTATTCGCTGCATGAGGTGGAGAAGGATGGGCTGGTTGTCGGTCACGTGGGCGCGTTCGGCTGCTGGTCCGGAGACGATAACGGGGCACAGTCGTTCGCGTGGCAAGGCGGCTCGATCTCGGCAGAAGACATGGCGGCGACCAAGGCGCGGCAGGCTGCGATGGAGCGTGAACAAGAGCAGAAGCGCGCACACGCTGCCAAGCTTGCAGCAAACCGGGCGCGCGATCAGTGGCAGAAGGCACACTCGGACGGCACGTCTGCGTATCTCGATCGCAAACAGATCACGCCCGAAGGTGTGCGCTTTGACGACGAAGGTACGACGCTGGTTCCGATGTTTCGGTACGCGGACACCATCCAGCTCGTCGGCCTGCAGAAGATTGCGCCCGATGGCGCGAAGCGCTTTAACAAGAATATGGAGAAGAAGGGCGCGGCGTATCTGCTCGGCGACATTGGTGCTGATGACAAGGTGGCGATGCTTGCTGAAGGCTACGCGACTGGTCGATCCGTGCGTATGGCGACAGGCGATGCGATACCACTTTGCGTGTGCTTCGATGCTGGCAACATCCTGTCGGCTGCTCGATATCTGCGCAACGCCTATCCGCATCTCCATCTGTTGATCTGCGCTGATGATGACTGGAAGGTCGAGCAGCGGTTGCAAGACTTCCTGTCCGCCGATCTCGGCTACACCGGCGAGTTCACTATTGGCGCGGACGCGGTCCGTATCGAAGGCAAAGGTACTTGGTACAGCGCGCGTGCTGCATTCGTGCGTGATGCGCACGGCGTTGGCTACGTCGAGCTGATGTACGGCAACGACGTTATGCCGGAGCGTCGGAAGCGCTTCGAGAATGCCGGTCTCAAGCGCGCGTACGAGGCCGTCGCCGATGTCGGCAATGCGAGCGTCGTGTTTCCGCGATTTGCGGATCGCGGCGACCGGAAGCTGACGGATTTCAATGATCTGCACTGTGAGGAAGGGCTCGATGCGGTGGCTGCGCAGGTCCAGTCAGCGCTGCTCTCCGCGTTGGCCCCGGCGCCTGACGCCGTGCTGTCGCACGGAGAGCCGCACGCGGCTGTCTTGGACGAGTCGACGGATCACCTGTATCCGCAAGCGGTGCTGATCGTACGTAACTCGCGTCGCCCGTCCGTAACGCTTCTCCAGCGCGAGCTGCGCATCGGGTACAACCGCGCAGCGCGACTTCTCGAATGTATGGAAGCGACCGGCATTGTGTCGGCTGAGCATCCAAACGGCACGCGTGACGTGATCGGCTCGGACGGGACGATAGCCCCCTCTACCGCTGGCGCTGCGGGCGAGGAACCGTCGCCCCATGCGGTCGAAAACGGTGCGCATACGTGGGAGCGAGACCTCGCGTACTCGGAGAAAGGCAAGCTGTTGCCGACGCTCGGCAATGTGCACCTGATCTTGTCGAACCATCACAAGTGGCAGGGCGTCATCGCACAGGATGATTTCGCAGGCCGCGTCGTCAAGCGAAAGCTTCCTCCCTTCCAGCAGGCAGAGTTGGGCGAATGGTCCGATATGGATGACATTCGATGCGTGCTGTGGTTGTCGCAGAAATACAGCATCGCAGTGCGACAGGACATCGTGATGAGCGCTGTACTGCTCGTTGCAGACCAGTGGCACTACCACGACGTGCGCGAGTACCTCGAAGGCTTGCAATGGGACGGCAAGTCTCGCTTGCAACAATGGGCGCAAAGTTACCTGCAAGTCAGCGACAGCGAATACGTGCGACTGGCCGGCATGAAGTGGATGATCGCCGCCGTGGCCCGCGTGATGCGTCCCGGCTGCAAAGCGGACAACGTGCTGATTCTGGAAGGCAAGCAGGGATGGGGTAAGTCGACGGCGCTCGAAATCCTCGCTGGAAAGCAGTGGTACACGAACTCGCCGATCCGGATCGGCGACAAGGACTCATACGCCGTGATGGCGGGCAAGTGGATCGTCGAGTTGGCCGAACTGGACTCCCTCAACAAGAGCGACTCGTCGGCGGCAAAGAGCTTCTTCGCGACTGAGACGGATCGCTTCCGTAACTTCTATGGCAAGCGTGCAACGGACGTGCACCGACAGGGTGTCTTCGCGGGCTCGGTGAACTTCGACACGTATCTGAAGGACGAGTCGGGCAACCGCCGCTATTGGCCACTTCGCGTCGGTGGCCCGATCGATATCGAAGGCTTGCGTCGCGATCGTGACCAGCTTTGGGCTGAGGCGGTGCAGCTGTATCGCGAGGGTGTCGTATGGCACGTGACGGAAAGCGAGCGGCCTCTGTTTGAAACTGAGCAGACGGAAAGGTATGAAGGCGACGTGTATGAAGATAAAATTGCGCGCGATCTCGAAACGCGTGGCCGTGTCACCATGGAGGAAATTCTCGGCGACGTTTTGAAGCTCGATACATCGAAATGGACGTTGCCCGAACAACGCCGCGTCGGCAAGGCGCTGAAGTCACTCGGGTGGGTGCGCAAGCGGGAATCGACCGGAAAGCGCGGCTGGTTCTATGTGCGGGAAGAGGATGTGCAGCCGCCGGTTGCGCTTCCGGTTGTGCATGCTGGAGGCGATGATGACAGCGCGCTTTGATGGCATCGTTAGCGCGCCGCACGCGTGCATTCGTCGCGCCATTGCGCCAGCTTTGGCGCGCCGCTATCGGCCCATGTCCCGACGTCCCAAGCGCGTCCCTCGCGTGAGTGTGCGTGTGCGCGACATGCGCGACGTGCGGAGGTGTGCGCATGTCGCACGCGCGCACACACCCACGACCCTTTTTCCTTGGGACATTAGGACATTGGGACAATAAAGGGGGTTTCGATGATCGATCTAAAAGAACAAGCCGGGATAGCGATGAATGTGCAGGGTCAGTTTTCCGACCCGATTGCGGATCCCCAAGTAACTTTGGGCGCACTCGCGTTTGCCGATGACCTCGGGCGATTGTTGTGGCGAATGAAGTACGGGCAGGATGTGAAGCGTGCCGGGCTGCATCGCGCCACATTGCTCCTCGCGAGTCGCATTCGATGGTCCGGTAAATATGCGCGAAAGAAATTCACTGGTCTCGATCACGAGGAAACGCGTCTGCGTCGTGCGGGGAAGAAAGTCGAGCGCGCACTCGCGGACATCGTCGAGCGCTTTGCGCGGCGGGTCATCGTCGAGTGGGTGGCGGATCTCTGTCCTGCGTGCAACGGAATCGGCGTAAAGGGTAGAGCGCATCAACAGCGTGCACCGCTTGTCGTGACGGTCGAATGCGAGGCGTGCCACGGAACGAAATTCATGGTGGTGGACGAGGAGCGGATCCCATTTGCTCACAATCCCGATGGGCGCGGTCCGCTTGTCTTTCGAGATTACCAACGATGCGATACCTGCAACGGTTTGGGTGCAAGGCGTATCGAACAAAAGTCTCCGCGCGACAGTCGACAGATCTGCGATGCATGTGGAGGCACTGGACGGCACGCAGTCGACGAGCCGGCGCGCGCGCTCGCACTCGGCGTATCACTTGGGACCTACCGAACGCATTGGGCGCAGCACTTTCGAGGGTTACTTGCATCGCTCGATGCGATCGATGGTCGTGCAACCGACACCGTGCGGCGACAGGTGCAACGATGAAAATCTTGCAAACCAAGATCCAATCGAATATATTTCGCGCATCCTTTACTGAGTCACTGGATAAACGCAGCGCCCGCGCAAAGGTGGCGCAACCCTGTCCCGGCTGTCGTACTGCATTGCGCGAGCGGCGCAACCAATAAGACCCAAAGCCAGTCGGGAATCGTTCGGAGGGCGTTCGCCCTGACGAACCGTGAACATCAAAGCCCTGAGTGCGAAAGCCTCGGGGCTTTTTGCATTGGGCGTCCGATGGCACGTAACTCGTTTTCGATGACGCTGGACAAGTCGCAACTCGATTCTGCGATCGATGCGAACGTCAATCGTCAGCTGCCGTTCATCATTGTGACGGCGTTGAACAACACTGCGAAGGACGGACGTGCCGCGTTGCGCACTGCCATGCCGCAGTACTTTGACAGGCCCACGCCGTACACGATGAACTCGGTTCGGATCACGTACGCAACCAAGGCGAATCTGGTGGCGACGGTCGGCTATAAGGACGAGTCGTTCAAGGGCACGCCGGCAACGAAGTACCTGCTGCCGGAAGTTGAGGGCGGAGACCGTAACGCAAAGCGCATGGAAGAAAGCCTGCGTCGAGTTGGCCTGCTACCTTCAGGTATGTACCTCGTGCCGGGATCGGCAGCGAAACTCGATCAGTACGGCAACGTGTCGCGTGGCCAGATCGTCGAAGTGCTTGCGTACCTGCAAGCATTCGGTGAGCAGGGCTATCGGGCGAACATGACCTCGAAGCGCCGCGACCGGTTGGCTCGGGGCATCAAGGGCGTGCGTGGATACAGTTACTTCGTGCTGGTTCGCCGCCAAGGCAAGCTGTTGCCTGGCATCTACCTTCGTCAGCACTACGGCAGCGATCCGCGCATCGCGCATCTGGCACACGGTGCGGCGAAGCCGGTATTCATCTTCGTCAATACGCCTCGGTATCCGAAGCGTTTCCCGTTCGACGACATCGTCAATTCGACGGTCGAGGAGAACCTGACCGCGAATATGGCTGCAGCATTCGCACTGGCTATGCAAAGTCAACGATGACCGGTTTTGCGCACTATAGTGAAAGAGAATAACCGCGACCGGAGGCGTGATGAAGGACCTGCTGGAACTCGAGATTGAACTGGAGTTAGCGCTGCGCGTGCGATTGGCCGATTCATACAGACGAATGGAGCATGTCCGACGGCATACCGAAAATCCTTTGCTGTCTGCGCAACAACGGCTAATCGCCATGGATTCGCTCTCCGCCGTGGAGAGTGCCTGCGACATGCTGCAGCAGCTATGGGAAGTGCGGTTAGCGCTGATCGATCGGCTTTCCACCGATCCGCTGGTCCGCACGCGCGTGCCGGCGGTGATCGATAAGACCCGCCTAGGGTCCTTCCACAAACGGCCGAAATGAGGGTAATTCGAGCCCCATCGGTCGCGTGGTCAAAGCAACTTTTCAGGGTGGTCACTGGGTGGTCAGGTGGTCACTTTCTGGTGGTCATAGGTGGTCAACATGGCTGAAGTCAGCATGCGCGCGTTTGCGCGTCACATGGGCGTCGCGCTCAACGCTGTGCAAAAGGCCATCAAGTCCGGACGCATCCAGCTGACGGCTAGCGGCAAGATCGATCAGCAGCAGGCTGAGCGTGCCTGGCGTCGGAACACCGACGAGTCACGTCGTTCGTTCGCAGACCTTTCGCGTCAGTCGCTTGCTAATACTTCGTCGCAGCCCGCCTTTCCCCCGGCTGATTCAGACGACGACGACCTTCCTGCTGCCGCAAGCAACAGCGAAGACCCGCATATGGCCGCTTATCGCGCTGCGCGTGCGGCGAGAGAGCAGACGAGGCTTGAGCGCGAGCGCATGGATCTGGAGCGCGAGCGCGGAACAACGCTGGCGCTCTCGGAGGCACAGCGAATTGCATTCACGGCGTTTCGCACGGTGCGAGACAACGTGATGAACATTCCGGTGCGCATGAAGGACGCGCTCGCGGCGGAAACGGATCCCATACGGATCGAATCGATGCTCGATGCGGAGCTGGCGCGAGCGCTCGCATCCGTCGACGCAAAAGCGTTGCTGAGCGAAAACGAAACGGACGACGCCGATGGGAGCGACCGAAGCATTCCTGAGGACGATTGAAGAGGCCATACGGCCCGATAAGCGGATTGGCATCGCCGAGTGGTCCGAACTGCATCGCATCCTGCCAGAGAGCAGTCCAGAGCCCGGTAAATGGCGTAACGAGCGCACGCCGTATCTCGTCGGCATCATGGATGCGTTGTCCGGACAGGCCAGCGCGGTCACGCGTTACGCGCACGATGACGACAGGCTATTCGACAACAGCCGGGTTATCACCGTTGGTCTGATGAAGGGTCACCAGCTCGGCGGCTCGGCACTGGGCGAAAACTTCATTGGTCGTGCGATCACGACGGCGGCGGGCAATATCCTCGCAGTGTTCGCAACGCTGGACGACGCCGAGAAGTGGGAGCTGGATCGTTTCGAGCCGATGCGCACGTCGACGCCGGAACTGCGTCGGCGAGTGCGCGACAGCAACAAGAAGGGCAGCGAAAACACGAAGCTTCGAAAGAAATTTCCCGGCGGCTTCATGAATCTGGTTAGCGCGAATCGCGCAGGCCGGCTGAAGTCGACGACGGTACGCTATGTGTTGCTGGAGGAGATCGACGAGTACCTGTTGAACGTCGACGGGCAGGGCAATCCGATGGACCTCGCTGCGAACCGGACAAGCAACTTTGGCCGTCGCGCGAAGATCTTTGCGAACAGCACGCCGACGATCAAGCGCCGTTCGCAGATCGAGAAGCTGTATCAGCGCGGCGATCAGCGCCGCTACTTCGTGCGGTGTCCCGATTGCGGATCTCCGCAGTTTTTCGACTGGCATAAAGGCATGCGTCGCTCGCCGGCGGATCCCGGTGTGGTTCTGTACTACTGCCAGACCGGATGCGGCGCTGGAAATCCAGAGAGCTTGTGGAAGACGCGCGGCTATGAGAGCGCGTACTGGATGCCGACGGCGGCCGGTGACGGGAAGACGGCAAGCTTCCACCTTAGCGCGTTGTACGCACCGCTCGGGTGGCGTCCGTGGTCCGAGCTGATGGACGATTTCGAGGCCGCGCAGGGCGACATCGAAAAAATGATCGCGTTCGTCAACAACGCTCTCGCCGAGTGCTGGGAAGACAAGAGCGCGGAGATGAAGTGGGAGACGATCAAACGCCGCGCAGAGCCGTACAAACTGCGCACCATCCCTCTCGGCTGTCTGATCCTGACGTGCGCGGTCGACACGCAGAACGATCGTCTGGAAGTCGAGATCTCGGGCTGGGGGCGCGGCCTGCGCAACTGGACGATTGATCACGTTGTGCTGCGCGGCGATCCTGCCTTGCCCGATGTGTGGGAGAAGCTCGACAAGCTGCTCGATACGCCGATCACAAACGCCTTTGGCGTGCCGATGCGGATCGAGCTGTGCGGTGTGGACTCGGGTGGTAGCCGTACGCAGGACGTGTACGACTACTGCCGGCTCCGTCGACACCGCGGCGTGTTCGCATTGAAAGGTGCGAAGGATAAGCACAAGCCGATCATCGGGCGTCCCACCGATCAGGATGTAACGGTGAAGGGTAAGACCTATAAGAACGGTGTGAAGCTGTGGCCGGTCGGCACCGACACCGCGAAGAGCCGGATCTTCGGTGCACTGGTTGCTGACGATGAACGCGAAGTCGTCGAACGTCTGATCCATTTTTCGACGGATCTCGATGACGAGTATTTCGAGCAGCTCACGGCGGAAGCGTACAACCCATCGAAAGACCGGTGGGACGTCCTGCGCAAGCGTAACGAAGCGCTCGATCTGAAGGTCTATAACTTCGCCTGTGCCTATCACCCGCGCCTGCGTCTCAACACTTATTCCGAGGCGGACTGGGCGGCGCTGGAGGCGGTCATCGAGCCACGTGTGGGGGACCTCTTCGCTGCTGTCCCGGCTGAGTCAGCCGAAGCGGCGGAACCGGCTGGCGCGGCACGTAGCGATCTGGCGAAGGGAATTCTGCGCGACGTCGCAGAGCGCCTCGGACCGGATCATCCGAAGCATGACGTATTGATGGAACTGGCGAACAAGCCCGCCGAAGATCCTCTACGCGCTGCGCCGGCGCCTGTTGTTTCTGAGCCGGTGGCGTCGTCGGGTGGATGGATTCCACGGCGCGATAACTGGTTGAGGCGATAGATATGGCATTCACGCAGCAGAACCTTGACGCGATCGAGGCAGCGATCTCGTCCGGTACGTTGACGGTCGAGTACAACGGCAAGCGGATCACCTATCAGTCGACTGCCGATCTGATTCGCGTACGCAACATGATCAAGTCCGATCTCGAAAACCGGTCGGGCGTGGGCGGCTCCCGCTCAAGCGTCGGCACTTATAGGCGGTACTGACATGAAAGCAAACCTTCTCGACCGCGCGATCGAATGGATCGCGCCTCGCCACGGTGCCGCGCGCATGCGGGCTCGTATGACGCTCGCGGCGGTGCGGGGATTCGATGGCGCGAAGCGGGGGCCGCGAGCGGCAGGTTGGCGGACATCGGGTGCCAGCTCGCTGGCGAATCTGATGCCCTCGCTCGCAACACTGCGCAACCGCGCACGCGATCTTGTCGTCAACAATTCGCACCTCCGGCGTGCGTTGCGTGTCATGGTCGCCAATGCCATCGGCACGGGCATTCAGGCGAAGTTCCAATCGAAGCGACAGCAGAAGCTGTTCAAGCGTTGGGTGAAGTACTGCGACGCTGACGGCCTGCTTGATTTCTTCGGCCTGCAGGCCAAGGCTTATCGCGCGATGAAGCTATCGGGCGAGGTGCTGATCCGGTATCGCCGTCGGCGACCGGGCGATGGTTACGAGGTGCCGCTGCAGATCCAGATTCTCGAAATTGACTATCTCGACTCGCTGAAGGTCGGAGAGGTCAACGGCGGGTTCATTCTGGCTGGTGTGCAGTTCAATCTGATCGGGCAGCGCACTGGTTACTGGCTCTTCGATCAGCATCCCGGAGAAGTCGCGCAGGTGCCGAAGAACATGATGAGTCGATTCGTGCCGGCTAGCGAGGTGCTGCATATCTTTGACGCGATCGACAGGCCGAATTCGGTGCGCGGCTTCCCATGGCTGGCGTCGGCCATCTGGGCTGCACGTGATCTCGATGAATATCAGGACGCGGAGCGCATTCGCAAAAAAATCGAGGCGTGCTTCGCAGTGTTCGTAAAGTCTAACGACGACGGGTTCCGCGCAGGCACTCCTGGCGTGTCCAGTCCCGGAGACGAACGGCGTGTCGAGTCTCTTTCGCCAGGCATGATCGAATACCTGCGAACCGATGAGGATGTGCAGTTCGCCGCCCCGGCGACGAACGATGGTTACGAGGCGGGTGTGCGAATTGATCTGCGCGCGATTGCGGCTGGCACCGACACGACGTACGAGCAGCTGACGGGCGATTACTCGCAGGTCAATTTCACCAGTGGGCGGATGGGCAAGATGGAGTTCAACCGGATGCTCCTGCAGGAGCTGTGGCTGATCTTCATCCCGATGTTCTGCGAAGCGATTGCAGGCCAGTTTGCCGCGACCGCGTATCTCGCTGGTCTGACGTCGTCTCCCGACTATGACGTGAGCTGGTCACCGAACCGTATCGAGATGATCGATCCGCTCCGGGAATCGAACGGCCTGATTGCGCTGATTGAGGCGCGACTGAAGAGTCGACATCAGATTATTCGCGATCTGGGTGACGACCCCGAAGAAACCGACGCGGAGATCAACGCTGACCCATTGAACACGCCAGAACCTGAACCTGCAGGCAGTGCCGACTCAGGTCGGGCGTACGAGCGTCTGATAGCACGGTTGCGCCGCCTGGAGGCTCTGGTGATGTCGGCCGAGCCGTAGCCGGACAAAGTGACTTTGACCATATAACGCCCGCCTCGCGCGGGCGTTTCCATTTGGAGTTGAACAATGCCCGTTCCAGCACAAGGGCATCGAGGCGGCGCTGGGGCGACCGCTGATTCGATGCCGCTTTTCACCCGTCTGCAGCCTGTGTCCTCGGTGAATGCGGACAGCCGATCCATCGCGGTGACGTGGACGACCGGCGCGCAGGTGCAGCGTTACGACTGGTGGCGAGAGCGCAGCTACCTCGAAGAGTTGAGCCCGGACCCCTCCGCCGTTCGGATGGGGCGTCTGCAATCTGGCTCTGCGCCTTTCCTGCGCGACCACGACACGTGGGACGGCATTGATTCCGTTCTCGGCGTAGTCGACAGCGCTTCACTAGATCCGGCGACGGGCACGGGTGACGCGATGTGCCGGTTCTCCGCGCGCGATGACGTGCAACCGTACTTTCAGGACGTCGTCGACAAGATCCTGCGAAACATTTCGTTCGGGTACCGCGTGTACGCGATCGACATGATCCCGCCGGGGCAGGAGGGTAACGACACGTGGATCTACCGCGCGACCGACTGGGAGCCGTACGAGATTTCGCTCGTATCGATACCGGCTGATCCGAACGCAACCGTGCGAGGCGAGGGCGGTCACGCCGTCGCAGAGCATCAGCAACGATTCTTCCCCTGCACCTTCACTGATCGCAGTGCAGGGGGTTCTTCCGCCGGCGTACGCGCCGCACAAACTGACCAAGGAGCCGTAATGCCCGGAGATGAAAACAACCAACCGACGACCGCCGCCCGCACCGCGCCCGTTCAAACCACGCCGGCGGCACAACCGGCTGCAGCGTCGACCGACGCAACCGAAGCCGCACGAGCTGAAGCGGTTACGTCGGAGCGCCAGCGCATGATCGACATTCGCACTGCCGTACGTGCGAGCGTGCTGGACAACCAGCAGCAACTGATCGATGGCTTCATCGAGCGCGGCGTGACGGTTGATGCAGCCCGCGCGGAAATCCTCCGCCTGCAGGCAGAGCGTTCCGAAGCAAACACGCAACGCGGTGCTGCTGACATCCGGACGGTGAACGACGAGACGGAAACGCGCCGCTCGGCGATGACCGATGCGCTGTTGCATCGTATCAACCCGCGTCACGAGCTCAACGATGCCGCGCGTCAGTATCGCGGTCTGACGCTGCGGGAGATCTGCCGCGTCGGCCTCGATGCTGCCGGCATTGACGTCCGTGGTATGGACTTGCGATCGATGGCCGGTATCGCGCTCGGCCTGCAGCAGCGAGGCGGGTACAGCTCGACGTCGGATCTGCCCGTCGTATTCGGCAACGTGATCAATCGCACGTTGCGCGACGCGTACGCGGGAGCGCCGCGCAGCTTCCAGTCCTGGGCACGGCAGGGCGTGCTCACCGACTTCCGCGCGGCGACGCGTGTGATGGTCGACGGCGCGATCAAGCTCGAAAAGGTCAACGAGTCGGGTGAGTACAAATATGGCACGCTCGTCGATTCGGGTGAAACCATCCAGCTCGGCACCTACGGCAAGGTCGTCGCGTTCACGCGTCAGATGATCATCAACGACGACCTGTCGGCGCTCGAACGCGTGCCGCAGTTTTTCGGTCGCGCGGCTGCGAATCTCGAATCGGATCTCGTGTATTCGGCGCTGACGGGCAACCCCGTGATGAGCGACGGCAAGGCGCTGTTCCATGCGGCCCACAAGAATCTGGCGGCAGCGGGTGCTGCGATCAGCGTCGATGCTCTTTCGACGGCCCGCGCGGCGATGCGCACGCAGGCAGCGCCGGGCGATGCCACGCCGCTGAACCTGACGCCGACGTATCTGCTGGTGCCGGCTGCGCTGGAGACGGTCGCGTATCAGTACACGAGCAACCAGTACACGCCGACGCAGGCCACGCAGCAAAACCCGTTCATCGGCACGCTGACCCCGATCGTCGAGCCCCGCCTCGATGCCAAGAGCACCAAGGCTTGGTATCTGGCCGCCGATCCCGCAATGATCGACACGGTCGAATACTGCTACCTCGAAGGCGAGCAGGGGCTGTACACCGAGCAATCGCTCGACTTCGATGTCGACGGCCTGAAGGTCAAGGCGCGACTCGATTTCGCGGCGAAGGCGACGGACTTCCGCGGTCTGTATCAGAACCCGGGTCAGTAACGGACGCGCGCGGTGGCGTCGTGAGGCGGGCGCGATAGTCGCGCCCGTTTTTCATTCAACACATCTGCACAGGAAATTCTCATGAAGAACTTTATCCAGAGCGGCAAAACGCTGACTGCAACGCTGGCCGCTGCCGTCGTATCCGGCCAGTTCGTCCAGCTGGGCAACGCCAAGCTGCCCGCCGTCGCAACGGGCGATTTCGCGGCGAATGCGCCCGGTGAATATCGCCTCGTCGGCGTATTCGAGCTGCCGGCGGATGCGCCGTCTGCTGGTGCGGTCGGTGACTTCGCCTATTGGGATGCGGCCAATGGTGTCGTGACGTCGACGGCGGGGGCGAATGCGAAGGCCGGTCTCTACGCCGCGCCGAAAGTGGCGAACGACGTAACGGCGCGAGTGCTTCTCTGCTCGCCGTCTGATCTTGCTTAACCTCGGCGTGTTCTGGTCGGCGTTCGCGGCGACAGGGATGCTCAGATCTGCGCAGTTCGAGCTGGGCGATGGCTCAGCTCGGCCTGTGCAGGTCGGCTTCGAAACGCCCGATATGCTGGACCTCGGTGGGCGGGTGACGACCACGGACTATCGCATCGAATATCAGACAGCTGATCTCCCGGAGCTTGCTCGCGGCTCCGTGCTGGAGATCGATGGTACGCGGTACAGAGTCCGTCACCCGCCTCGGAAGAAAGATGACGGCTACTTTAGCGTCGCAGATCTGGAGAAGGCGGTATGACGACGATCCGTGAGGGCTTCGTGTCTTCGATCATGGATGCGCTCAAAGCTGACGATCAGCTGCAGACGGACGGCGTGGTGGTCGAACGCTCGATCTACGAGGCGGTGAACAGTGAAGAGCCGAAGGTGGTTGTCGTGAGTCGGGGCCGCGACATTGTGCTGGCGTCGACGATCGGGCGGACCACGCGTCAGTGCGATCTGCTCGTCTCGGCGGTCGTTCGTGATCCAGCGCCCGACCGTGCTGCGGACGCGATCTTCGAGCGTTCGCATCCGCTCGTGATGGCATTCGATGCACAGGACATCGTGGGCATCGAAGAGGTGACGACCGACGAGCCCGAAACCGCCGATATCGATGGCGGCGTCGGCATCGTGACGATGCGTTACACGATTCAGTATCAAACGTCGCCGCAAAGCCTCGCTTGAACAATGCGGCTCGTTTCCGCGCACATTGAAGGAGTCAGTATGGTGGCGACAGCCAAATCAACACGAAATTCCGTCATCCTTGCCAAGCTGCAAGCAGCAATTGGCACGGTGGCGGTGCCGACCGGTGCGGATGACGCGATGCTGGTTGGCAACATCAGTGCCAAACCGGTCGCAGCTGACTATGTCGCGCGCGACCTCATTCGCCCGTACTTCGGCAATAGCGATCAGCTCGCAGCTGGGTGCCACGCCGAACTCGATTTCGAGGTGGAAATCGCGGGCTCCGGGGTGGCCGGCACCGCGCCTGCATGGGGACGTCTGCTCGTCGCGTGCAACTTCGCTGAGACGGTTACGGCTGGAACCGACGTCAAGTACACGCCGGTCAGCTCTGTCGTGCAGACGCCGCTCACCATGTACTACTACCTCGATGGTCTGCTGCATAAGCTGACGGACGCGAAGGGTACGGTGTCGTTTGACTTCACGGTCAAGCAGATCCCGAAAATGAAGTTTCACTTCATGGGCGTGTACAACCCGGTCGTCGATTCGCCGCTGCCGGCGGGCACGGACTTCTCGAAGTTCCTGCAGCCCAAGCTGGCGAGTACCGCGTATACGACGTGGGCGATGCACGGCTATACGGGCCCCCTTCAGGCGCTGTCGCTCGACATGGCCAATACGTTGTCGTGGGCCGAACTGATCGGTTACGAGGGCGCGGAAATCAACGACCGCAAGCCGACCGGGAAGATCACGATGCAGCTCGCCGGCGTGACGGATCACGACTGGTGGTCGTCGGCGAAGGACGCGATCGTGGATTCCCTGACGATCACGCACGGAACCGTTGCAGGCAATATCGTCCAGTTCGATGCGCCGAAGGTCCAGCTGACCGATCCGTCGTATACGGACCAGGACAGCAAGGCGATGCTCGACGCGACGCTGACGGTCATTCCGGACGCAGGGAACGACGAACTCGTCATCACCGTAAAGTGACTTTGCATCTCCATCAGATCGGGCCGCCATTGTGCGGCCCGATTCGCTTTCGAGGATTGAAATGGCCTATCGCGTAACAAAGAAACCGACGTTCACCATTCGCGTGACCGTCGTCGAGCCGGGAGACACGGATTCGGGTGCCGTCGAGACGAGCGAATTTACTGCGCGCTTCAAGCGTGTCACGGGCGAGGAATTGCATGCGCTTCGAACCTCCGGTCGGAGCGACAAAGATCTGATGCAAGAGGTCCTCGTCGGATGGTCCGATCTGACGGATGACAGTGGTGCGCAAGTGCCGTTCAGCGTCGAATTCTGCGAAACGCTGCTCAGCATTCCCCACGCGCTGCGCGGTGTCGTGCACGCGTTTATGGCGGGCGCATCCGGGGCCGGCCTAAAAAACTGATCGACGCGGCACGGCACTGGGCAGGCGTAGAAAGCGCCGAAGTCGTTGTCGACGACACTGTCGCCGACGCGCTTGCGGCCTTCGGAGCGCGCGACGCCGACGTCAATCAGGCGCGCGAGCAGGCGCCTGAACCGGCATTCGAGGTGTACGAAGAGAACTGGGACGCGGTGCAGGTCTTTTCTGCACTGTCGACGCAGTGGCGCATGTCTGCCTTTTCCGGCTTCGGTGTCGCACGGCTCGTACATACAGGCATCGATTACGGCGCGATCGAGCCGGTTTATCGTCTGCTTGGCATCGCGCGAGCCAGTCGTGCCGCGATCTTTCAACAGTTGCGTGTCATGGAGGAAGCGGCGCTCGATGCGTTGCAGCCTGTTTGATTCGCTATTCGGGTTCAAACGCCTTGCGGCGCTGCGACCGCAGATGAGTTTGTCTTTCAATTTCTTCGACGATCTGCTGTCGACAAATGTGCATGGTTTCGAGAAGCCGGCGCATGGTCAACAGCAGTTCTTCGCTTGAACGCGTGTCACGTCCGAGGCGGCTGGAGTCGCGCACGCGAGCTTCCTGTGTCGCAATCCGCTTCTCGGCGGCGGAGATCCGCTCATCTGCGTCGACAAGTTCTTGCTGTTCCCGCTCCAACGAGTTCATCACGGCCTCCCTGCGGGTTCAGCTGGCACCAGGGCGCGGCGTCGCCCCATTCAGCATACACCCTTGAGGTACGAACTAATGGCAAGTACAAGCGGCTCACTGGGTCAGCTGGTCGTGCAACTGACGATGGACCCATCGTCATACAAGGCGAACATTCGCAGCGCCACGAGCGACGCCGCTCAGCTCGGTTCGTCTGTAGACAAGGCGTCGAAGCAGGCGGCCGACGGGATGGACAAGCTGGGTTCGCACACGGCTGCATCGCGTCGCGAACTGATCGTGATGGCCCATGAGGCTGCAATGGGCAACCTCAAGAATCTCGCCGGCTCTGCGATGGTGTATGCGGAATCGATCGATCTGATGGGTGCGGTCGCGACGCCAGCTGGTGCGTCCATTGCGGTACTTGGTGGGGTGGTCGCCGCCTTCGCCGTCGCCGCATACAAAGGCCACGAAGAGGCGGAAGCGTTTAACAAGTCGCTGCAGGTGACGGGAAACTATGCTGGCCTGACGTCGAGTAGCTTCGCAGCGCTCACGCAATCGATCTCCCAGGCGACCGGCAGCGGGCTCGGGCCTGCGCGAGAGGGCCTGCAGAGTCTCGTATCGAGCGGCCAGATTACCGGGCAGGCATTGGACCTGCTCGGGCAAGCGGTGGTGCGCATGCACGATCTGACGGGCGAAAAGCTCGAAGACATCTCGAAAGACTACGCGCGCATGCCGGAAGGTGTAGCCAAGTGGGCTGAAGAGCACAACCGCAGCATGCACTTCATCACGACGGCGCAATACGAATACATCCAGCGCCTCGAGGAGACGGGAGACCGGCAGAGCGCGATGCTCGTGGTTGCGCAGGCACTCGACGATCATCTGCGCAACGAATCACTGCAGAATCTCGGGTATCTGGAGTCTGCCTGGCGAGCGGTCGGCAAGGCGATCAGCGGTACGTGGGAGTGGATGAAATCGTTTGGTCGCGACGAGACGATGGCTGAACAGATCGCGGCAGCGAATACGGAGGTGCAGCGTCTGCAGCACGCGCTGCAGGCTCCGACAGGGGCGATGAACCGCGATCTGCTGGAGCCGCAGCTGGCAGCGGCACAGGAACGGCTCGAATCGCTTAACCGCGATGCCTTGCGGGAACAGGATCGCGCGACGACGGCGGCCAGTAACGCGCAGACTCAGCGGGCCGGCATCGAGGCGTCGGACTTCCTGAAGAAGCTGCACGATCAGGAGAAGGGCGTCTCCCGCGTCAGCAAGGCGCTTGATGAGTACCGCCGGAAGGTGGCCGATTTCAACAAGGCCAATCCGGACAATCCTATCTCGGCGCAGCAGCAGTCGACGGACGAGGCGCAGATTCGCAAACAGTTTGCCGACAAGGATGGTCTCTCCGAGGCGAACAAGATCCGCAAGAGCCTGCTGGATGCGGCCTTGCAGCAGGTGAAAAACAGCCTCGAACTGATCCAGTCGCAATACAAAAACTCGGACGACCAGCTGCAGGCGCTGCACAAAGCCACTTTGATTTCCGATCAGGCGTTTTACACGGCTGAAATCACGCTTGCGAACGATGCTGCACAGAAACAAATCGCTGCGTACGAGCTGGAAAAGAAGACCCTCCAGTCGGCCTACTGGCGTGCGCCGAGTGATGAGCGCATCAAGATCACGCAGGAAATCGGTGAGATCGAAACGAAGATCGCGAAGGTTCGTCAGGACAATTCAGCGAAGGACATGCTGTATTTGACGCAGCAGACGGATGCGCAGCGCAAGTACGAGAAAGCGATTGCCGACACGCGCGATGCATTGCTATCTCAGGCCGGCATCACGACGCCAAAGGCACTGCACGACTTCGATGAGAAGAATCGCGCGTCGATGCTGCAAGCTGCGACGACGGGTGACGTCGGCACTGCGTCGTTTCTCGATCAGGACCGGCAGCTGACCAAGCTGAGCGCGCAATACAACGACATCATGTCGCGGTCCAAGTCGGCGCAGACGCAGATCTCGCTTGACCAGCAACAGGGGCTGACGGGGCTCGTTGACGGCTTCTCGCAGTTGCGCGCGAATTCGGACGACACGGTCTCGTCGCTCGAAGCACTGTTCGATCAGGTCAACAAGCTGTCGTGGCAAACGACGGACGAGGGCGTGCTTGCGAACCTCGATCAGTTGCGCGGGAAGATCCGCCAGTCACTGATCGATAGCAGTGACTATCTGAAAGACTTCACCGATGCGGGGCGAAGCGCATTCACCGGATTCTTTCAGGACATTGCGAGCGGGACGAAAACGCCGCTACAGGCGGTCAAGTCGATGGTGGCCAGCATGGCCAGTTCGCTTATGCAGCTGTTCGCGAACAAGGCGTATGCCGGCATCATGAGTTCGCTGTTTGGTGGTTCGCTCGCGTCCGCCGGCGGCACGGGCGGGGCGGCGTACGGCTTCACGCTCGATTCGTCCATTCAGGGTAGCGGCGCGTTGTTTGGAGCCAGCGCCGGGATGGGATTCGCCGATGGGGGGCGTGTGTCCGGACCCGGCACCAGCACAAGCGACAGCATCATCGCTCATCTGTCAGACGGTGAGTTCGTCGTGAATGCCAAGGCCGTGTCGCAACCCGGCGTGTTGCCTTTCCTTGAGGCAATCAACGGCGGCCGGACAGCGAACGGGCGAAACCGGTTTGCGAGCGGTGGGCTGGTGGGGAGTGCGCCTGCAGGTGCGGCTATGGGCGGTGGGCTGCAGATGAATTTCGATACCACGGTGAATGCGGCGTCGAGCGCGGCGCAGGCGTCCGATGGCAGCAAGGCTGGTGCAGCTGCGCAGCTCGGCAATCAGCTTAACGGCGTAGTTCGACAGGCGATTGCGAAAGAGACGCAACCCGGCGGGCTGATCTGGGGGTACATGAATGGCCGCAATTGAAGAATTCACCTGGGGTGCGCGGATCGGGGACCAAGGGGCCGTTGCGTTCTCCGTGCTTTCCGCGAAGTTTGGAGACGGCTACGAGCAACGGGTAGGGAACGGTATTAATCCGCGTTCGGAGTCGTGGCCGTATACGTATATCGGCCCGATCGACGAGGTTGAACCGATCAAGCGGTTTCTCGACTGGCATGGCGGCGCACAGGTGTTCCAGTGGACGCCGCCGTTCGGCCAGCCGGGTCTCTTCACGTGCGCCGGTTATAACGTCACGCCAAAGGGTGGGCCACAAGTCCAGCTGACGGCGACCTTTGTGCAGGCATATCTGCCTTAGGAGGGGGTTGAATGTCGATCGAATCAGATGTGCAGAAGCTTCACCCCGGCGAGTTCGTTCAGCTTTACGAGCTGGATGCGACGGCACTGGGTGGCGATCTCCTGCTGTTCCACGGCTACATGAGCAATCCGACGATTGTGTGGCAGGGCAACACCTACACGCGCTGGCCCATTACCGCCTCGGGCTTCGAACGTACAGGTAACGGGCAGCAGCCGAATCCGTCGTTTTCGGTCGGCAACGTGACGGGTGTGGTATCAGCCATGTGCATCGCATTGCGCGACATGGTTGGTGCGAAGTTGACCCGGCGTCGGACGTTTCGGCGCTACCTCGATGCGGTCAATTTTCCAGGGGGAAATCCCACGGCGGACGCCTCTGTAGAGGCGCCGCCCGACGTCTGGTATATCCAGCAAAAAACGAGCGAAGACAGCACCGTCGTTGAGTTCTCACTTTCCTCGGCGCTGGATCTCAACGGCAAGCAGTTGCCGGGTGAGCAGATCGTAGCGAACGTGTGTCCAGCCCAGTTCAAGTATCGCGGGGCGTACTGTAACTACACGGGTGCGGCCTGCTTCGATGCGGACGACAATCCCGTCGACGATCCGGCGTTAGACGTATGTGGGCGACGCCTGAGTTCGTGCAAAAAGCGGTTTGGGGAATATGAAGTGATCAATTTCGGCGGCTTCCCCGCTGCCTCATTGACCTCAGTCTGACTATGGAAATCACGACTATCTATGCGATACGCGAGCATGCGGCTCGCGTGTATCCGGAGGAGTGCTGCGGGCTCGTGATTGTTGCGCGCGGGCGCGAGCGATACGTGCCCTGCAGCAACGCGGCGGAGGATCCAATGCGGCATTTCAGGATCCCTGAGGCGGAATTCTTTGCGGCTGAGTCGCAAGGGCAGGTGATCGCGCTTGTGCATAGTCATCCGGATGCGTTGCCACTGCCCAGTCAGGCCGATCTGACGATGTGCGAAGAGTCGCAATTGCCCTCGCACATTATCTCGTGGCCATCGGGCGATATTCACACGATCGAGCCAAGTGGGTACGTCGCACCGCTAGTGGGGCGTACGTTCACGCACGGCATTCTGGATTGCTGGACGCTGGTGCGTGACTGGTACCGTCAGGAACGCGGGATCATCCTCAAGGATGCGGACCGGCCCGACAAGTGGTGGAACGACGGGAAAAGTGACCTGTATCGCGACGGCTTTGCGGAGCGCGGCGGCGTAGTCGTTCCGTTGGGCAGTCCGCTCGAAGTCGGCGACGTCATTCTGATGGAGGTGCGCAGCGGCAACGGTGTGCCCAATCACGCTGCGGTCTACTTGGGCGGCGGTCATATCCTGCATCACATGTACGGTCGACTGTCGACGCGTGACGTCTATGGCGGTTACTGGATGGAGTGCACGCGGATGGTCCTGCGATACGCGCCAAAGTAACTTTTCAACCCGCTGTTATGGAGCCCGCTATACGCGGGCTTTTTTACGCCTATGAACGATAAGGTCAGAACGATCCGGATCTACGGTCGCCTCGGTGCGCAGTTTGGGCGCGTGCACCGCTTCGTCGTCGATAGCCCAGCAGCCGCACTGCGCACGCTGATGACGATGATCCCCGGCTTCGAGCGCGAGATCATGCGCAGTCAGGAACGCGGCATTGCTTATGCCGTCTTCGCCGATAAGCGCAATCTGCGTGCGAACGAATACACCCATCCGCTCGATGACGAAGAGATCCGGATCGCGCCGATCCTGCAAGGCGCGAAAAACAGCGGTGTATTTCAGACGGTGCTGGGTGCGGCAATCATCGCGCTGACCTACTGGGCGTCCGATGGCACGTCTGCGCTAATCACGCCGCAGACGGCGACGATCGGGTACGGCATTGGCGCGTCGATGGTGCTGGGCGGTGTGATGCAGTTGCTCTCACCACAGCAGCGCGGCCTTGCGTCGACGAACAGCGCGGACAACGGTGCTTCGTACAACTTCAATGGGCCGGTCAATACGCAGGTACAGGGCAACCCTGTGCCGCTGCTGTTCGGCGAAATGCTGGTCGGCTCGGCGGTGGCGTCCGGATCGATCTATACGGAGGACCAGCAATGAGGCAATTGCAAGGCGCGAAAGACTCAGGTGCACCGCAGACGTCGCCGGTCGAGTCGCCCGATACGCTGCACAACGACGCAACGGCGAAGGTCCTCGATCTGATCTCCGAGGGGGAGCTTGAGGGGCTGTCGGATGGCTTGCGAACGGTCTATTACGACGGCACGCCGGTCCAGAATGAAGATGGCACGTTCAACTTCGAATGCACGATCGACGTGCGGACGGGCACGCAGGATCAGGACTATATCGCGGGCTTCCCGAGCACTGAAAACAGTACAGCGATCGGTGTCGAGCTTCGATCGGATGCGCCGTGGACGCAGGCTTTTGAAAACCTGCAGCTATCAGCATTGCGTGTGACGCTCTCGGTCGACGCGCTGGAGCAGACCAATCAGGGAACGGGCGATGTCACCGGCTATCGGGTCGAATACGTTGTCGAACTGTCGACGGATTCCGGCACCTTCCAGCCGATGGTCAGCACAGCGTTCGATGGCAAAACCACGTCGAAGTACGAGCGCACGCACCGTATCGATCTGCCGCGCGCTCAGTTCGGCTGGGTCATACGTGTTCGCCGCATCACAGGTAATAGCGCATCGAGCTACATTGCAGACAAAACCTACGTTGAATCCGTCACGCAGGTCATCGACGCAAAGCTGCGGTATCCGATGCGTGCGCTGCTGGGGCATCAGTTCAGTGCAAAGCAGTTCTCGTCGATTCCGACGCGGTCATCGAAGTGGAAGGGCCGGCGCATCAAGGTGCCGACGAACTACGATCCGGCTACCCGAACGTACACTGGCGTGTGGGACGGTACGTTCAAGGTCGCATGGTCGGACAATCCCGCCTGGGTGCTGTACGACATCCTTCTCAATGACCGCTACGGCCTCGGTGATTACATCGACGCATCGCAGGTCGACCGCTACCAGCTGTACACAATCGCGCAATACAGCGACGAACTGGTCGACGATGGCATGGGAGGGCGTGAGCCACGATTCACCTGTAATGCGTACGTCACTGAGCGCGTTGACGCATACAAGCTGCTGCAGGACATCGCGAGCATCTTTCGCGGCATCATCTACTGGGCCGGAGGCAATGTCGCCGCAGTCGCTGATATGCCGCGCGATCCAGCCTATATCTATTCCGCTTCGAACGTCATCGACGGCGCGTTCAAGTATGTCGGCAGCCCGATGTCGACGCGCTATACCGTGGCGCTTGTGTCGTGGAACGATCCCGCGAACCAGTACAAGCAGGCCGTCGAGTATGTGGAAGATCGGGAAGGTATCGAGCGCTACGGCATCCTGCAGACCGAGATCACGGCATTCGGCTGCACGTCGCAGGGGCAGGCGCAGCGAGCGGGACGTTGGGCGCTGCTGACATCGCGGTATGAAACGGAAACGGTGACCTTTCAGGTCGGGCTCGATGGCGTGCTGGCGATGCCGGGGCAGGTTATCGGTGTGGCCGATCCCAATCGCGCCGGCAGACGCCTCGCAGGGCGCATTCGCAGTGCAAGCGGCAACAAAGTCACTTTCGATCGCGCCACGACCGTCGCTGCGGGCGACACCCTGAGCGTTGTGCTGCCGACCGGAGTGGTCGAGCAGCGCGTCGTGCGTTCCGTCGACGGTCCGACCGTGACGGTGCAGGATGCGTTTTCGGTAGTGCCGGAGTCGCAGTCGCAGTGGATGGTCGCGAGTGCAGATCTGCAGCCTCAGTTGTTTCGGGTCGTATCGGTCGCCGAGCAGGACGGTATCAGCATGGAGATCTCGGCGACGCAGCACGAGCCGCAGAAATTCGATGCGATCGATAGTGGCACGCGGATCGATTCCCGGCCAATCACCGTTATTCCGCCGTCCGTGCAACCGATGCCGTCGAACGTCCGGTTGTCGAGCTACAGCGTGATCGATCAGGGCATTGCGCGTAACGTCATGACGATTGCGTGGGACGCCGCGAAGAACGGCGTGGCGTATTTGCCTGAGTGGCGCAAAGACGGTGGCGAGTGGGTGACGGTGCCGCGTACGGGTAGCCTGAGCGTCGACGTGCCAAGCATCTATCAGGGCGTGTATCTGGCGCGTGTTCGTGCCGTCAATGGCCTCGATGTGACATCGACACCGGCTTACTCGGAAGAGACGACGCTAAACGGCAAAACATCGCCACCGCCGGCGGTGACGTCGCTGCTGGCTGATTCAGAAATCTTTGGCATCCACCTGAAATGGGGTTTCCCCGTTGGTGCGGGCGACACACAACGTACGGAGCTGTGGCGCTCGATGTCGAACGACCGGACGGCGGCGACGAAGCTCACGGATCTAGCGTACCCGCAGTCGGACTACGATCTGCAGGGACTGGCAGCAGGCGTCTCGATGTACTTCTGGGCACGCCTCGTCGATACATCAGGGAACGTGGGACCGTGGTATCCGGACGATCCCAACCATGGCGTGCTGGGTCAGTCGTCTCAGGACGCCACGCCGATCCTGCAATACCTTTCCGGTCAGATCACGCTGACGCAGCTCGCTCAGTCTCTGATCCAGCAGATCAATTCGGGTGGCGATGCCGCTGTGGCTGTCGAGCAGCTCACCACGGCGCTCGCGGCGATGTACACCATCAAGACCCAGCTCACGGCGAACGGTCACACGGTGATGGCCGGGATCGGCGTAGGTGTCGAAAACGATGATGGGGTGCTCGAATCGCAAGTGCTGGTGATGGCGGACCGGTTCGCCATCATCAATCAGGCGGGCAGCTCGATCCAGTCGCCGTTCATCATCCAGAACGGCCAGGTGTTTCTCAACCAGGCATTCATCGGACAGGCGTATATCGGGAGTGCACAGATTCAACAGGTGCTGCAGAGCGACAACTACGTCTCTCAGACGCAGGGCTGGAGGATCGACAAAGCCGGGACGTGGGAGACGAACGGAAACGGCGGTGGCGGGCGAGTCGTTCGTGGCAACGAGGGTGACACGATGTGGGACCAGAACGGTGTGCTGCGCATCCAGTTCGGGAGACTTAGCTGATGTCGACATACGGTCTCCAGATCAACGACGAGGTTGGCAACCCGGTGCTGCGTATCACCGACCGGATCACGCGCGTGTTGGGGATGTCCGACACGGGCACGGGTAACGGATCTCTGCAGGTGTCCGCCTTCAGCACTGGCACTCCTTTTTTTCACGTGCGCGACGATGATGCGCTCAATAGCACGAGCGCGGCTCCCGAAGTCCAGATCAGTGGGTCGTCAATTGTGTGGACCTTCCCGGCGACCACGCTGCCATATCGGTCCGTCAACGTTGTCTATGGAGTGTTCTGATGGCCGACTACGGAATTGTGATTCGCAACACGTCGAGCCAGCTGCAGATCGACGGGACGTTCAAGAATCTGGCCGTGAGGGAGCGTGGTTCTGTTGTATCAGGTGGGGCGCAGATGGGCACCGGCTGGTACTACGCAACACTAACTACCACGGCGGGCTCTACGCCGATTGTCGCGTTTCGATCGTCGGGGCCGTGCTACCTGCGGCGCACGCAGAGGTCGGGTGGCAGCGTCACTTATACGTTCCATTGTCAGGGGGCCGGCGTCACCGTCTGGTACTGGATATTCGACGATCCGCTTCTGTCGCCCGTATCTGGCAACTGGGGGCTGAGAATCAACAATGCTTCCGGCTCGCCTGTCTTTGACTCACGCGCGAAGTACATGCGGGTGCTGGACATGCTCTCTTCTCCCGGATCGTTGAACGACCCGATCGACAGCGGCATTCAGCGCAGCTATCCCGGCGCTAGCCCCGCACTTATGCAGGGGCAATTGCGCTGCATCATCCAGAACACGCAGATCGGCGGTGCACCGCCGATCGTTGATTACGTGCAGACGATGTCAGCCGTCGCCGCGACGTTCCCCGGCAATGGCGTGTCGTGGCAACTGCAGGGCGTGTCCGTTATCAACTTCAACCGTCAGCCATTGCCTGAAAGCATCAACCATTGGGGCTATGACTACATGGTCATCGATGTCAATGGAATGTAGACAGGTCAAACCAGAGGAAAACAATATGCCTTTCACGAAGACCTATGAAGTGCCCAGCACGGGGGCAACCGCAAGCTATCACGAGGCGTCGCACGTAAGTCTCGACAGGCAGGGGCAATTTGCCGTCGTCACGGTTGCGTCGTATGTGAGCGCGGAAGCGAAGACCGCTGGAAAGATGGCCATGTTTTCGCAGCAGATCCGGGTGATGGGTTTGCCCGATGCTGCGGATGCTTTCGGGTGGGCCGAGCAGCACCTCGTGATCGAAGCGCCGTCGCCGGCACCCGTCGATACCCCGGTCAATCGCTATGTGTTCGCAGGCGGTGTGCAATGAGTGCGGGCCAGCTCGATCTCGTTATCGAGCAGGGGGCGGACTTCAACCCTGTCATCACCCTGCAGAACGATGATGACACGCCCATTAACCTGCTCGGCTACGTGGTCCGCATGCAGGTACGCGCGGAGTTTTCATCGCCTACACCGTTGCTCACGCTGAGTTCGCTGACGGGGCAACTGGTAGTTGATCCGGAAGTCGGCAAAGTTGCTTTTGAACTGAGTGCTGCGGCGACGGGTGCGCTAACGCCCGATGTGACGCAGCTCGTGCGTCCGGTCGACGGCAGAAACGTCGTACCTTTCGGCGTGTACGACCTTCACATGATCTCTGCGTCGGGGCAGGTTACGGCGCTACTGGCGGGCAAGGTGTACATCGCGCCTGCTGTTACGAAGGACTAGCTATGGCGAAAATCACAATCGATTTTGGCGGCCCGACCAAGGTCATCAAGATCGCGACGGGTGCACAGGGGCCGCAAGGCCCCGTAGGGCAACTCACGCCCGACGATCGCGCATATCTCGATGGCGCGATCACGACGACGGGCGATGCCAAGGTGGCGGCTCAGGACGCCGCTCAGGTAGCCACGGCGGCAGCGACGGCTGCATCGGGTAGTGCGACATCCGCCGCTCAGGATGCTGCTGCAGCATCAGCAGCGAGCACGTCAGCAAGCAATGATGCAGCGACCGCTACTGCCGCCTCGGGGTCACTCGTCGCTGCGCTGTCGGCTTTCCGTGAGGTGTATCTCGGGAGTTTTGCTGCGGATCCAGCTGTCGACGGAAACGGGAATGCGCTTAAAGACGGGGCGGAATATTACAACACCACGACCGACAAGATCCGTGTCTATAGCAATGGCGCCTGGCATGACAAGGATGAGTCGGAGCAGCAAAATGCGTCGAATGCCGCTTTGTCGGCTTCGCAGGCCGCCGCGTCCAAGGCAGCTGCTGCGCAGAGCGAGGCGAATAGTGCGGCAAGCGCGCAATCTGCGAGCGATAGCGCAGGCACGGCGGCGGCGCAGGCCGGGATCGCGACAGGGGCGGCCACTGCTGCATCGCAAAGCGAAGCAGCAGCCTCGGACCACGAGACGAATGCTGGACACAGTGCCGATTCCGCTGCGGCAAGTGCGGCGAATGCCGCTGCGACACTTGCCAATGCACTGGTCAAGGGTAACAACCTCTCGGACGTTCCGAGCGCCTCTCAGGCGCGGACAAATCTTGGCGCTGCGGCCAAGGGCGATAACAATGACATCACGTCGTTAACTGCGCTCACACCGGCTGCGATTGCCGCTTTGCTGCTCGCGATGATCCCCAGTGCGAAATCCGATGCGGCAGGCAATTTAACGCTCGCAGGCGCGCTCATCCAGCCGACGCCGGCTGGCTTCAAAAACGGGTTTATCGACGGGAATTTCGACTTCTGGGATGTCAATACGACGTTCGCCGTCGGCGCGAGCGACGTGTACACGGCGACCATGTGGTACGCGAATGCGGGAACGGGTGGGACCGCAACCGTCTCACAGGTTGCCCGCCCGTTGGGGAGCGAACCGACGTATTTGCGGCGTGGTTCAAAGTATCGATATTCCCACCAGCAAACGGCGGCTGCGACAACAAGTCCAACGATTGGCCAGAAGATCGGGGGTGTTGAGAAGTACAACGGGCAGAGCGTCACCGTGCAGGGTTCGCTTCAATCGCTTGTAGCGGCTAATCTCGTGGTGGGGGTGCGGTGGACTCAATTCTTTGGCACGGGCGGCAACCCGTCTCCGACTGTGAGTGGCACGCTGCCGGTTGCTTGGAACGTGACGCCCACAGAACAGAAGTTCAGCGCTCTGCTGGCGATTCCAAGCGTCGCTGGAAAGACGTTGGGCACGTCTGGCGACGATAACCTGCGGATTGATCTGCTGATGGCAACGGGTGTCACTTTTACCGTCCTCTACAGTCAGCTGCAGGTGGAAGAGTCCGTGGCCACATCAAGCGCGGATCCAACTGGAAAGGGCGGTGCGCCAACGGCATTCGATTATCGTGGACGTCCCGCCGAGCGCGATCGCATGAGCGACTACGCTCAGGTGCTTGGGCCATTTACGGCAAACGCGACGATCAACGGGATGACGTTGGGTACGACAGACGCATACACGTTCACTCTATTGCCGCGTCCGCTTTGGAAGCTACCCAGTTGCTCGATTTTGGGCGGGGTTTCTGCCTACGCAGGTGCTGGTGCATGGGGCGGCGTATCTGCGACCGCGACATCGCCGCAGGCGTGGTATCTGCACGCGGTCGGTTCTGGCGGTGCAGCCGGGCAAGCATCGTACTTCACGTTTAATGCAATTGGTGCGCGGGTATTTTTCGATTCGCGACTCTAGGTGATACATGAGCGATATCCAATTCAAACAGTATCGCGATCCCTTCTCCAAGGAGGTCGACGCGTCGCGTGTGTGGTACTTCGACGCGGACGGGCATACGTGGAACCTTGTCGAAGGCTCGTGGCAATGGCGAAACATTTTTCAGCCGTGGACGTCGGCGGGAAACGTGCCGGATCCGGCTGATCCGATCGAAGCTGATCAATAGAAGAACGAATAAAGAAGTATCAGGTAGCCGCCCCGCGAGGGCGGCTTTTTTATTGCCGCTTCAAAGTGGCTTTGCGTATGGGGGATCTATGAAAAATCTGAAAATCGAACTGGTTGACGACGCACACGAATTCTTGAAATGGTCGTCGATGCGTGTGTCGGCACTGCTCGCCGCGCTGTACCTCGCATTGCCTCATCTGATTCCGATGCTAGCCGATCACTGGCCGGAGATTGCGCCGTGGGTGATGCACTTCTTCCCGAATGCGCAAGCTAGCGTCGTTCCGGTGATCGGTCTGATGCTGGTCATGCTGGCACGGCTCACGAAGATCAGTCGGGGTGACGTGCAATGACCCTCGCAAGTGAAGTGACGCAGATCTTCGAAGATCTGCTGGTGCGCGAAGGTAACGGCAAGGTGACCAACGATCCGAACGATGCCGGTGGCCTCACGCGGTGGGGATGGACGCAAAAGACCGCAGCCGCATACGGCTTCAAGCGCACCGTCGACACGATGACGCGCGACGAGGCGATCGATCTGTACATGCAGCGTTTCTGGATCGCACCCAAGTTCGATCAGTTGTACGCCATCGATCGCGAACTGGCGATCTACCTGACCGACACGGGCGTAACAAGTGGGCCGGCGACGGGTGTGCACTTCCTGCAGCGCGCGCTCAATGTCCTGAACAACCAGGCGAGCGCTTTTCCTGACATCAGCGTCGACGGCGGGTTGGGGCAGATGACGTTCGGTGCGTTGCGCGCGTATATCGGCGCGCGCGGTGGGCAGGGCATCTCTGTCCTTCGATTCATGGTGCGTTCGCTGCGATCAGTCTTTTTCATCGAACTCGCCGAGCGGAGAAGCTCGCAGGAAAGCTTCGAATACGGCTGGCAGTCACAGCGGGCAATGCTCGGCGAATAACACTGCGGGGGCAGCGATATGCCGGATTTGAACGAGCTGGCCGTGCACTCGACGAGTGTGTGGGGCTGGATCGGTGGAGGTGGGCTTGCGGCGGTCTTTGCGACGTCGCTGCGTTTGCGTCGATATCTGTCGAAAGACGGGGTCGAGCGACGCAGGGATTCGGCTGAGAAAGACCTGATCGACAGTCTGTCCGAGCAGCTTGAAAAAGCGAATGCGCGTGCAGACCGTGCGGAACAGCGCACGGATGACGCCTACAAGGAGCGCAACGACACGATTCGCGAGATCGCGAAAGTTCAACAGGCGATGGCAGCGCTTGAGGAGCGTGTTCGCCAGCAAAACGAAACGATCGTGGCTCAGAACACCGAGCTTGAAAACCTGCGCAAAGAGGTGCGCCAGCTGCGGGAGAGACTCAATGATTCCAAGTGATGCAAGGGCTGGCGAGAGCCGTTTCAGGCGGCTTACTCGTCGGCTGGAAGGATGGGCGCTCGCGCTCGCTCTCGCGGCAGGCGGTGCCGTCGTTGGCTTCGCATTCAGCGAGTACCGGCTGCACGAGGTGCTGGTCGACATGCGATCCGCGCACGAGGGCGAAATCAGGCGACTCAACGCGATGTACGGGGCTGACCTGCAGCGTCTGGCCCCACAGGTTGCGCAGGCTGCTCAGGTGGCCAGCGCAGCAGCTGCGGTGGCCAGCAGCGCGGCCATCGCAGCGAACAGCGCTGCTGAGACGGCGGCGGACGCGGCTGACACGTCGGCGGGCGCGGCGAAGACCGCGCGCTCGGCGGCGGTGACCGTCGCCCGTCGACCAGCCGTCGCGATCGTCACGTCGTCGACGGTCGTGCCCACACCCGCCGAACTCGGGCGAGCGGTCGACCTGGCCAACCGGAAGGTGAGGGAGGCTGGCCGATGACACGCAAAGTGATTTTGCTGCTCCTCGTCGTTCTCGCCGGCTGTGCAGGGTCTGGTCGACGGGACTGTCCTCCTCTTCCCAATCCCCCGGCGAAAGCCGATTTCAACAGCATGAGCGATTACGCGACCAAGGTGGCGACGCTCTACGGTCAATGTGCTGGAGGCACGAAACATGACTGCAATTCTTTCTTCGCTTTGGCCGCTCATCACAGGGCTTGCAGTAGCCGTTCCGAGTCTGCTGTATGCGCTGTTCAAGCATCAGCAGACGAAGCAAGCGCAGACCGATGCCGCGAAGGCGCAATCGGATGCAGCTGCAGCCGTCGCGACAAAGCAGGCTGAGGTCGACGCGGGTAATGCGGCTGCGTCGGCTGCGGAAGCGAGGGCCGTCGAAGTCGCACAGACGGCTTCACAGACCGCTGCGGCCGTTCCGGACGCAGATCTCGATGCCGAACTGGACAAGCTCGGCGCACTTCGAAAGGACTAGGCCAATATGAACCTTCTCTACCTTTTGCTGTTGGTGGGCGTAGCGCTGACGTGGATCGGCGTGCACTTCTTCCGGAAGTTCGGCGCGTCGACGGACACGGGCGATCTTGCGCCGACGCTGATGTCGGGCGGCGCTGCGATCTCCGGCATCCTGCTGCTGATCGTCGGCCTCGTGGTGCTGGTGCTATCGGGATGCGTTTCAGCGCCTCCAGCGCCTCCGCCAACGCCTCGAATCATCGATTCCGCGTGCAAATGGGTGCCCAGGCTCAAGGCGTCGCGTAACGACACGCCAGAGACGAAGCGGGAGATCATCGCGTACGAGCAGACGCGGCAGCAAAACTGCCCAGACGAAGGGGCGTCGGGTCGATAAAAAAATGGCCCGCATAACGGGCCGGGCGTCTGGGGATCAGTCCATCCGCAGACGCCATCGTATGAAACGGCGTAGGGCGCGCAGAGGATGATATTGCGCGATTCAAAGGGGGCTCAGCTGCGCTCGCGGATCCTGGCCTTCGGGAGTGTGTCATCCGGAGTATTCGTCTGGTCGATGCGCACCAGTTCCTGCAGGATCCGGGTTTCCAGTGTGCGTAGCGGCGACGCGGCGTCGACGGCAAGCGGGTCGTTGCGCTGCGCGTTGGCGATGCCGGCTGTGACGAGCGCGCGCATCTGCACCAGCGCCTGCCGCTGATGCTGGACTTCAAGAATCAATCGTTCGACGTCCGTTACGCCTCGATGCGTGCGCCAGTGGGCACGCACGGAGTTCATCGAGCGACGGCGGTATGAATTCGGGCAGAGACATAGACGCGAATGGGTTGGATACTGTGTAAACATACAGTGTCCCGGTCCGTTGAGTCTGAAATCCCATCTTTCGCCCCTGCGCGTCCTGTGTGGGGGAAGACAGGGCGACCGGCGACGTGCGCTAACACGTTGCCGGTCGCCTTTCCACTGATCGAGCCAGTGAATTAGCCAAGGCCCTGACACCTACCGGTAGGCGGGCCGAATTCTAACGTATATCCAAAAACGGAAAGGCAAAAATCACTATGGCGAATCCAATTATTCCTTGGATCGGGGGCAAACGCCGTCTTGCGGATCATCTGATCCCGCGTTTTCCGAAGCACGAGTGTTACGTGGAGGTCTTCGCAGGTGGGGCGGCGTTGTACTTCATGCGTCCGCCGGCGGCGGTGGAGGTCATCAACGACGTCAATGGCGAGCTGGTCAACCTGTATCGGGTCGTGCAGCATCACCTTGAGGAGTTCGTTCGGCAGTTCAAGTGGGCGCTGTCCAGCCGACAGGTCTTCAAGTGGTTGCAGGAGACTGTGCCCGATACGCTCACCGACATCCAGCGCGCGGCTCGCTTCTACTACCTGCAGCAAAGCTGCTTTGGCGGCAAGGTTGAGGGGCAGACCTTCGGAACCGCGACGACATCGCCGCCGGGACTGAATCTGCTGCGGCTGGAGGAAAACCTGTCCGCGGCCCATCTCCGGCTCGCCAGCACCTTCGTGGAACGCCTCGATTGGAAGTCGTGCATCGACCGTTACGACCGCCCGCACACGCTGTTCTACATGGATCCGCCGTACTGGCAGACGGAGGGGTACGGCGTCCCGTTCCCGTTCTCCGAGTACCAGGAGATGGCTACACGGCTTCGATCGATAAAGGGCAAGGCGATTGTTAGCCTGAACGACCATCCGGACATCAGGCGGGCGTTCGACGGGTTCCACATCGAGACCGTCGATATCAAGTACATCGTTGGTGGAGGCGGGAAAGAGGCAGCGCGGAAGGAGGTAATTATCTTCAACTGGGACGACGCGGCCCAACCAGCAAGCCTGTTCTAAAGTGCGGCGACGGCCCTGCATGGCACGGCTCGTCGCCAAACAATGCTGCTGAAAAATGCGTCGTCAGCTAAGATCGATGTCCAAACAATCAAAGACTAGGGCCCATGACTACAGAACAAAACGAACCGGCATCCAGCGTGCAAAGCGCCGAGCCAGCCAAAATCGATTGGTTTTTGCAGAATGTGGTCGACAGCGTCAACAAGTACGGCTCCGAATATGCCATCACCTTGCAAGTCAACGGCATGTTCATTGCCGGTACTTTGATCGCGTCGCCGACTTATTTCGAAGAGTTCAGCGAGCTCTTCGCGCAAGGGTCGAGCAATCCTGACCACGATCGCGGGCAGATTCTCGATATCGCAAAAAAGATGAGGGAAGGGCTCGCAGCTCCAGTCGTGCCGGCGCCTCAATTTGTGCACCTGCGTAACGCGAAGTTCTATGATGCGGCTGGTAACGCAATCCCGCACAGCGATGAGGGAGTCCTCTGGCGCGGGCGACTAACAGAGGTGCACGGTTTCTTCTGGGGTAAGTTGACGCGGGGTGCGCCTCAAGAGTGATCGGCTTTCCTTATGCCGAAAAGCAAACGGCCCATTTCGTGGGCCGTTGCTACTATGTCACTTCGCGTCGTCCCAACACGCGGTCAGCCAATTCCGTTTCTTGACTTGCGCATCGATAAATTGATGCTCAACCTCTTTGATCAGGTTGCTGCACGTTAGGGCTAAGCGCAGATGCAGACCGTCGGTCATCGGCACAGAAGTTTTGTTAGTCGACTCGAAATTTGGATGGCCAGTTATCAGTTCGCTAAGAGCTGTGAGTTGCGGTTGAGCATCGAAAGCGTTGTCGATGCGGTGCATGTACCCAAGCATCAGTTCCAGTCGCTCCAGCGCTCGTTTGAGTTGCACCTCAAGTTCGTCGGCAGTCCCGCGATCTGAGAAACAGAAGTACCGGTTTGCATCCTTCTGAAGCTCGTCTACCTTCTTCACAAAATCGTTGATCAGCGCACGCGTTTCTTTTCGGGTCTCCCGACGGTCATTGTCGCGAGAAATCACCCGCCATCCGATTATGACCATGAAGGGCGAAAACAGCGGTGCGATGTAGCTCTTGAAATTATCCCCGGTTGCAAGCCACTCAAGAATTTCCATTTGCCCCTTTGTTATTGAGTTACCTTTTTTGCGGCTTCGTCGATGTACTGCCAAGCACGGGATTCGTAGGACTTCAGCCGGCAAGTGATACGCAGACGGTTGTGCAGCTCACTGGCCGAGTAGCCGGCACGAACCAGCCCGCCGAAGGCCTCCTCCAGGAACGACGACCCAAGCCCCAAAGTTCCATCTAATGAAACGTGAACTACGCCCTGTTGCTCTCGCAAAGCGGGAATCAGGACGTCTTCTCTGAAAGCCTGACCGGAGTGCGGTCCGTCCTGCCGATACCGCCCGGCAGGGAATTGCGAGAACGCCGCGTCGATGTTGATCAT